CCGTTGTTTAGTCCTATTGTTTGTGTACTCATGATAATGAATGTTTTTTAACTTCTGCCATAAAATCTTCTACAGTCTTAGCCTCCGCAGCTTTCTCTGTGTTAGGAACTTCTTTTGTATCAACTACAGGCTGCTCCTTTGTTTCTGTTTCCAAAGTTGCAAGAGCCGTTTTGCTGTTTGCTTTTAATGCAAATTCTGCCATTGCTTTAGCAGTTAACTCATTGCCGCTTTCAATAGCTGCCTTTACGCCAACCGGATCAATATCCAAGAAAACCATACAAGCCTCAACACGATCTTTTTCTTTGTTGATACCAGATGTCATACCCTCTTTGTGCGCTTGCGCGTACACGTCAGGATGCTTTGCTTTTAATTCTTCTAATGTCATTTTATCTGTTTTAATTTCTTCTTGTTGTGCGCCTTTATATTCAGCTGCCATTTCCATAACTACCAAACTTTCGAACTCTTTTATTTCTGCTTTTTTAGTAGGTGTGATTTTATTTACTTTAGAAATAAGACCTATTTTTTTTGCAACATCTGCACTAAAAAAAACATCTTCGCGACGTTCCATTGAAAAAACATCTTTCAATTTGAATCCTGTTAATTCTTCAAAGAGAGGAACATCTACTTTATTCTTAAATGCTGTCATTAATGAAGCATTTACACGATCTAAGTTGCCACGAATAGCATCTGTAAAGTACTTCGGATCGTTCTCAAAATATTCAGGATAAGCAGCACGATGTAAAAGAAATTCAGAAACATCATAAGCCTCTACTTCGTCTGCATAACATAAAAAAAACAAGCCTGCGGAAAATGCTTTTCCATCAACTTGTACTCTTTTTTTGCCTGTATATTCTTTGTATTTTGCGACCATTCCAAATGCATATTCTGGATTTCCGCCTGGTGTATTTACTCTTACTAATAAATCTTCATTGTTAGCTGTCTTTTCATCAAGTTCACTAATAAATTCGGCTGCACCGAAACTATCAATTGAACCATATAAAAGTAAATCTGCCATTATTGGAAGCAAATATGGACGTAAATTTCACTTACTTAAAATAATGTTGGTCTTTTCTTGGTTTTTTTGTTATGTTTGTAGAAATTATCCGATATGCCAATAAAAACAGATGGAATATTCATTACGAATGTGCCTGTAATTGCAAAACAAAAATTATTTTACATAGCAAAACAAAAGAATGGCATCACAGTTTCGGGACTGTTAAAAAATATAATTTGCTCGAAAATTATCAAAGAATATGAAGAAAAATATGGTACTATTTCTGAACAACAGTTGGCAGAATCTCCGGAATAATATCTAAACCTTTCACTTTTTCTAATTCTTTTGCATATTGCTCAATATTGGAATTACTGTCACCACTATTTAGCACTTCTGTTGCTCTTTGAACTGTTGTTAATGGTATATTTTCTGCACTTGTACCTAATTTTAATCTTTCGGCTGCCACTTCTTTCAATGGATCTATATGTGGGAACATAGAACCTGTCATATAGATAGTCCTGTATGCGCCTAATATCATTACATCCTTTTTTTGCATAGCCAAAAGATAGCCCGGTGCTTGTATTTTAAACTTGTTTATTTCTGTAAACTGCCAAAAATTATAAATCGGCTGATAGAACTGAAAGGTAATATCTTCACGATTGACAATTATTGTGTGTTCCCAATCTTTTGTAGCCGCTCTACTTGCGCTAAAGCTATCGTTATAAATAGAGAATGCAACATTCGGTGGTATATTTACCGCGCCACAAATAATGTCTGCATTTGTGCTGTAAAACTCTTTAAACATCAACTCATTCTTTGATTCTAAAGCCTTTAATTCAGAGCCAATTGGCATGTTAAACGTTTGCTTATTAGTGCTTGCAAAAACAGTATTTGCAAGTTCTTTTCCATCATCTGTTTTTGGAAAATCATTTGCGCCCGGACCACCTACAAAACGTCCACTACTTAATTTATTTGCGAGAACACTTTCACCTGTTGAATTATTATCGTGAACGATTTGCATAACAATTTTAGCACGTTCTTCAGCACTTCCAACTGTTGCCTCTTTATACCTTTCTAACTTTTTTATGGTTTCTAAACATATAGCAATTAAAGGCATTCCGCGATAATTGTCCAGTCTTTGTTTGCTTCCGTATACTAAATAAGCAACCGTCAATCCTGTCTTAGATTTTGCTTCAATTCGTGAGAATGTATAATCTTGATTCATTACATGATAAGCCACGTGTTCACCTGTTGGCGAAACTTCTACACCATTTCTGATAGTATTTCCATTACTTAATGTATTAGCAAAATAATCACCACTAAAGTAAGGTGATTGCAGATGCGCACCGTCAATTAATTGTATCTTCACGATGCCATCAATGTATTTAAGAACAACTAAAACATCACCTCCAACTTTTGCATTTTTATAAGCTGTTTGTGCAATTGTATTAAGGTTATCCATTCCATTATAACTACATTCACGCATGTTTGACCATACACTAAATCTTGATTCTGTTATATTGTTGAATTTTTCAGCATCAAATGTTATTCCCTCTTCTTTTAGTAAATATTGAGCAGGATTTGATTGGAGATTAAGACCTTTTGAAATCATCCACAACACAAATTTATCCAAAACCGTTTTTGCGATGTCCGATTCCGTATACGCCTGCCACGATCGTGAACGCAAAGTATCATAATCAAGAATATAATCTTTAACAGGTCCTAATTCACCTACATTTTTTTCGCCATCATAAATAGAAGAAAATATTCCGCGTGAACCATTATTATAGCCAAAGAAAGATTCTTTTTCTATTGGCTTTTGCGGTTCTTCTTTCACAAAAAAGCTAAAGAACTTTTGAAATATGTTTTTATCTGTTGTAGCCATGTCTAAAATTTTTACTATCCATCATTCTTACGACTCTACCATCTCTATCGTTAATTAAATCAGCCTTTAGCCTTTTCATTGCCTCTATAGATTTTGTGATACTTTCTGAACTTTTATATACTGTCCTAATTTTCGTTTGTCCATCATCTAAACTATATTCACTAATATCTTCGTTCATCGCAGCCTTTAACAAAGACTTATATAGTTCATTTATAATGGCTTCAATTCGTGCTAACTGAACATTAATGCACGGTTGACCAAAAATATAATCCGGAATAGAATTGAAAACTACCATAGCTCAAATTTAATCATTTACAATGTTTTTATTTCATTTATTTTTGCAGCACTAATATCTATACTTACATCGCCAGGCGTGTAGCTGCCTCCACCCGCTGTTATTCCTGTTGAAATTAAAGAAAGTTGTGCTGTTAATTTGTTCTCAAATACAGTTAAAGCATCTTCTAATTTTTGATACCTTACAGCGTTGTAAACCGTTCCACCTATCTCATAAGTTCCATCATTCTTTATCCATGTATAGAACTTTTCATTACCATTTTCATCAGTTGAAAATGTGCGAAACTCACCAACATCAGCCTTTAGATTTTTATTCAAATAACCTACAATAACTGTATCGCCTTTTCCTGTTGTTTCTGCATAAACAGCAACCATATCTTTGATCGGATTGCTATCTAAGCCATAAGGATTAGCTTCAATACTCGTTTGAACATCCGAACTGCCAAATCGCAAAAACTTTACTAAGCGTTTTTTTTGCTTATCTAATTCTGTTGATATGACTTTAACTATGTTCAATGTAAATTAATTCCTTTATATAAATAAACAGGTGTTTCCATGTTGTAAACTTCAGGTATAACACAATTTAAAGTGGCTGTTGTTTGCGTGTTATCGCCAACAAAATCTATGCTTTCAATGAACCATGTTTGTTTTTTAAATGCGTAAATTTCAGGATTTATAACGGTAATTAAGTTGTTAGGTTTAATTATTTTGCCGTCAACAATCCATCTATCTGTTTTTATAGTCAACTTCAGATTTTTCAACTCTGCTGCAAGAGCTGTTTTTGCTGCTTTCTGACTGTCATTATCATCTCCACTATTTTGAGATATTACCTTTGGTCGATAAACAGAATTTATAACATATGGATTTCTTATTGTGTACTCACCTGCATTGCCTCCATCAGTAGATGCTTGTTTCTGAACAGTGATATGTGAATGCATCGCCTGTCCATCAAATTGCAAAGTAAATTCAGTTCCAGGAATAGCACCTTTTGAAGTGTCAAAATCTAAAATAGGTTTTTGTTTTGTTTTTGCTTTTGTGAACCACAACTCACCGTTTGGCGTGTGTGATAAAACGATATTTTTTTGTGATGCAAGTTCTGATAAATAGCTTTTTATGTTTTGATTTTCTTTGGCTGTAGATTTTTTAAAAGAAGAGTTCATTAATGAAGAAACCGAGCTATCTATAACCATTTTTAAACCAAAGGGTGCTATTATCTTTTGTGCAATTTGCTTTAAAGAAAGATTGTCACTTTGTAATGGATATATTTTTGGTGGAATCTCACAATCTTCTAAAACGCCAGGCAAAGAATAGCCTGTAATAGCGACTAATTTACGTTGCGAACTGCTTACAAAGCCTTGAGATATCATATTTCCTGTAAGCAATGTTTCGCCATTGTGTGTAACCTTGCAAATATGATAGTGACCAATACAAAGAAGCTCTTTATGTTCGGGATTGTCAGGATTATTATAAAATGTAAAACTGAAATTACCGGACAAAGAATCGTAAGGCAATTTCAATGTGAAATTGTTAAAGAAATCAATCTTTCTATTCCTTATCCTATCATTTACAACTAACTCCATCTATACATAATAAGTTATTGTTCTGTTTTTTCTGACTTGCAACATCTCGTTTAATCCGGCATTATTGTTTTTCATCAACTCTTCAATAGTAGAATCATCAAGTTGTAAGCCATAAAAACGATGTGCTAAAATTATCCAATTGCTGTCAGCTTCTAATATTATTTTTCGTTCTTGTTTTGCACCTAAAGCAATACTAAAAAGGCTCGAAATAGTATAGTTTACTAATAGTTGCAGTTGTTGCAGAGAATCGAAATCTGCAACATAGCTTGATGGAGTGCCACCATTATCAGTCTGCAACTCATCAATAGTCGTTACATAAAAATTGTAATTAGAAATCAGGTTATCAATTTGAATAATCACTTCATTCCTATTTCCATAATCACCAATATAAGGCGTTGAACACGTTTGACACATGGCAGAAATTAGAGTGCTTCCACTTGTTTCAAACATAAATTTATCACCTAAATAAATGATTCCATTTTTAAATGTACTGCCTAATCCTAAAAGATTCTCTTTTAAAACGTCCATACGTTGCTGAACACTTGCCTGAAATTTTACAGGTGCAGTTATTGCTGATTGTGTTGCACGAATGGCTGTAAGCGGTGCGCTTGTAAGCGTGTCAACTGCTGCCTGTGCGTTATTAAATGCGTTAAAATAAGATTGCGCATCTTCTAACTTATTTGTAAACTTAGAAACGGCTGCATTCACCTTATCAAGAAACTTTTTTGTTTTGTTTACAGTAGACGGTCGCGCGCGATTGACTGTAAGGTTTGATGATACTTTTACAGCTGTTGTTTCATTACATATTTCAGTGTCATTTGCTATTTTGTCAACAGGAACAGTCGTACCCTTAGGATAATCTTCTGTTATTGTTTCTACAACAGGAATCTTGATACTTGTTACATTGTATTTGGTATTGTCAATAGAAATTGAAAGAGGCTGAACAATTACACGATCATAAAAAGGATGCGATAATATCCATACGCGCGGATCATCTGCACTTTTTTCAAAAGCCTTGAACATATCCAAATGGTCTTCACCTTGAAAGAATATTTCCAACTCATAACGTGAACCTTTTGGCTTTTTTCTTGAAACTAAAGTGCCTGAAACGTTTGGAAACTCAAACTCTGCTATATTATAATCTTTAGTTTTGGTTGCATTTATCCATTGAGGCTTATATTGCTTTCCATCACCGCAGGTAATTATTAATTCTGTTTTTATCTTATCTATCCAACTCATCTTAAAGCTTTTTCAAATTGTTTATTTGCCTGAATAAAATAAAAATCATCAACTTTCTTACTCGTTACATCTGTTGCTTCTTTCATAAAATGTGTTGGTTCAATGTTCACGTCACGTCCTTTTTTGAATGTATATAATGCTGTCAGTTTAAATTTTTCATCATCTGTTTTTTTGATAGAATTTATACGCCATAGTATTTTTTCATTTTTATAATCTGCTAATACAAAGCCACCAACACCTGCAAAGTTTACAGACTTCACGAACTTTTCCTTATCATTTGCACCTTTTGCATTTTTAGTGTCAATTATTTTTTTAATGTTTTTTAATCTTGCGTTTGGTCGTATGTTTTTGCTATTCGAGTTGCCAGTTCTTGCACTATCTAAAGGCACGAATGAACGACCATCTATTTTGCCACCTTTTTCTTGCTGCTCCATGTCATCAACTGCTTGCGATTTGCCTGTAAAACCTACACTTGCAGCCATTCTACTAATACTAAAGCCTTTTGCTGTTTCTACCTTAGTATTTGCTTTAAAAAATGTCGGCTTTCTTTGTACAAAATTATCTTCTGCGCTCTTTAAAATCGTGTCCTTTTTCATGTCAAAGGCTGCTGAATTTAACGTATTGCGAACAGCAACAGGAAAAGCTGAACGGCTTAACTTTTCTAACTTGTTTGTTAGAACTACTGTTGCATCGGTATTTACGTTAAGCTGCATTTATACTTTTTTATATTCCAAATAAAAAGCAAATTGTGTTGGAGAACCTAAAGAAGAAATAACCGCATATGGATTAGTAATAGCTGTTCCTGCGGCGTATAATCCTACTTCTACACGTGTTGTATTAAATGCGGTATAACCCTTAAAAGAATTTAAAAAAGCATTTGGTATTCCTGATAAAATGCTTGTATTTACAGCAATATTAGAACTGAATGCTAATATTGCAGCTATCATAATTGTACCATTTGCGTACTCGCGTGCAACCAAAGAGGATGTTGTTATGCCACCTGCAACTGTTATTCCGCTTACATTTGTATAAGCACCGCTGTTATTTTTAACAGCCTCTACCAATGCTAACCAATATTGAAACCCATCTGTATCGCTATCTGGCAAACCATTGTAAGCAATTCCAGACGCATCCATCATCTTTGCAAAAAATTGATGAAAATCTGCATGATTTATTTTGTCAACTGGCGTTCCATTGTTTGCGCCTGTGTTATCCTTTATATTTCCAAATGGATAAGCTACGCTTGGTGCTTCGGTATTAACCTTGTCTTGTAATCTGATTGCCATTTTATATGTAATTTATTAGTAAATAACCTACCATTTGTGCAGGTTTTAATTTTAAAATCAATTGTCGAAACTCATTCTTTCTAACCAATGGAACATTTGCAAAAGTTCCCAACGGATTGCCACCTATAAAAAAAGTACATCTTAAATCATTCGGTATTGCAAAATTAGAATCTATTTCTTCATCAATGTAATTTGCTATAATATTTGAATAAGTGCCACCATATTGCGAATCACCATATTGCGAATCACCATATTGAAGCTCATTTACACCAACATTTCCTATAATATCGAACAAAGTTCGCGTATAATAAGAACCGCCATAAGGAAATCTATTTTCATAAACATAGACATCAAAACCTGCAGCGCGCAACTGTCCTTGAATATACAAATAATGTTGGCGTGCTTTTATATCGCCTGGATGATTAATTTTTCTTCTAATTGCAAGTTTTCTAAGTTCTAAATCTACCAATGGACTTATAATCATGCCTAATCTTCGCTCCCAATCTGTCGCATCATCTTCTGTAAAGTCTGAATTGTCCGGTAATATAGAATTGTGTATAGCTAATATGTCGTTATATGCCTTGTTTTCACTCAAAGATAAGGCATACTTTAAAGATTCTAAATCACTACCTAAAGGCATTTTAAATGCCCTGCCTGTTGGTAGCAATTGCCTTGATAAAGCTAATATTTTAGGTAAAAAATTAAGCAAAAGTAATTGAATTTACAAATGGAATATTTCCGTTAATAAATGTATATGAATTATAAGGAACTCCACCAACATTTAAATTAATTGTTCCAAAAACAGAACCTGGTCGTGTATTTAAAATGATACTTATTATTTTATTAGTATCTAAAATATCATTCTTTTCATCGAGAATATCGCATGCTGCTACAAATGGTCTTACTAAATTTATTTCATCTGTCAAAGCTGCTATAATTGCATTCTGAATCGCAACCGTTGCGCCTATAAATCCATTGATAGTAATATCAACATTTATAACCGTTACAGGTAAGAAATTAACGATTACGCCTAATGGTCTGCGACCTCTCTCTGTTGTCGGTCGTGTCGTATCAGGATCGAACTCAACAACATCTTCAACATCTTGCAATAACAACGCACTTGGTGTGCCTTTTCCATCTATTGAATCATCAATCGTAGCTTCAACATATAAATTAATCTCATTCACCGCTGCTGTTTTTGCATAAGCGTAAGACTGCTTCACGCCCTGCGCATCATACGACCATAGTCGGTAATCGGTTGCTGCACCACCTTGTGGCTCTAATCGGTAAGCATCTAATGCTTTCGCTCGATAATCTTCAATATTTTCTGCTGCACTTGGTTGTATCGTTTCCGCACTTACAGTAGCAATAGAATCTACTAAAGCAATAGGTGCTGTTGCCGTTAAAGTGTCACCAATATTTAACTTAGAGTCGTTGCCAGCTTCTAATGCACGAACAGTTATACTATCCGTTCCGGAAATTAAAGTATAGGCTGTATCTAAGATGAAAAGCTTATCAGGACTTGTAGACGTGTCGTCACTTTTAAAAGTAGACTGTGCAGGAATAACCGCACCTGTTGTTCCTGTTACTGTAATTGTATATTGTCCTGCACGCGCGCTAAATGGATCTCTATTTAATTTAACCCTACCGAATCTTTCTAAAGTACCGCCTATTGCTTCAGGCTCAGCTGTGTCTATGAATATATTTTTTTGAACATTTCCTAACGCTTTGTATAATACCCAAAGTACACCTGCCTGAACAGCAGCCAATGCGCGCAAAAAGTTCTTTCCAAATATAGGAATACTGACCTGCATTTGTGTTTGCAAGTCTGACAAAACAGCGTTATATAACTCGGTGTAAGTAGGTATTACCGTCATAGCAATTTCTTGTAAATAGTTATGTAATAATTTGCTGCTGTCATTTCTACAACACCTGTATTTGAGTTGAAAGTAAAGCCGTTATTTAAACTCAACAACGTACCGCTTCCATCGTTTGTTTGTATGTAGAAATCAACCATTGGTGTTTTATTAACTAACATCATATTGGTATATGTGTTGCCTTCAAAATCTGCAGCAGTAACGGTAAATGCAATAGGAATTACAGCAAGAGCTAAAGAGTCATAGATATTATTTATTGCTGACTTTAATTGGTTCATATCGTCGGCAACTATTTTATATTTTCTCGGTAAATCCGTAAGTCGTCTATCTTCTTTATCTTCAAAGGTGATAGCTTTTTGTGCATCTGCCATTACAGTAAATAGTTTAATTCTTGTTCTAAATAAAATTCTTCAATCGTTAATCCACTTGATTGTTTGCCTGCAAAACTCACTTTTCCTGCCTGCCAAATATATTGATATTGACGTTCCTGTAAGTTACTCGGTTCTACTAACTTTACATTAATAATTAATGTGTCTGTTGCAGGAATAGACGTAGTAACCGTTACCTCTGCAAAGTCTTGCATAAATTGCAAATCTTTTTTTATTTCATTTTCAATTAGCAAACGACCTGCACTTGTTAAAGGTATTTCATCGAGTGCTTTCTCGGTTAAGCTGTTAAATTGTACGCTTGGATCGTTTAAAAAAAAGAGTGTGTTTCCGAACCAATCAAAAACCTGTTCTGTAGGCAGGCGTTCGCGCGTAACCGCTTCTTTATTTCCCCCAAACATTGCGAGATAAACCATGTTCTCAAATGAATATACTAAAGCTAAATCATTGCCGTTTTTTGCAATATCACCACCATTTCCTGTTTCATTTATTAGTAAATCCATTAGAATGCAAGTGTTGATGTATTTTTAGGCAATAATGCCCCCATACCATCACCTGTCACGGCAACGCCTGTCGGCATGTTTTTAAAATCAAACGTCACATTCTTATTTTGATTGTTTGTTTGTACCGCATTTACCATGCCTTGCTGCGCTGCTGCCTTTGAATTAAGCAACGGCTTAACGCCATAAATATTAGTCGGAATATTTCCTACGCCCTCTCCGTCACTTGTTCCTAAATTGTACCGCGCTTGATTTAATCCTGTTGAAAGACCTTTAAAAAATTTACCACCCAAAAGAGTAGGCAAATGAGATAGCATTTCAAATACTCTTTGCAAAGGACTCAAAATTGCATCTAAAATAACAACACCAATTGCTTTAACGCCACCTATTATTCCATCATTTTTAAAGCCATCAGAAACCATTTTCCAATTATCTTTAACAGAACGTATAAGCGATATTATCGCACCCAATGGAGGCACAATAAACCACAAAGCGGTTGTTGCAATTGCACCCCATTCATTCCATTTGCTCACAAGTATTCCCGTTAGGATAATTAATCCACTAATAGCAACAGCTATTAATCCAATTGGAGAAACGATTATAGCAAAACTTGCAGCTAATCCTGTAACGATAGAAATAACACCTGTTATTGCAGATACAGCAAGCAAGAAGCTACCTAAAGCAGCAGCAGCTTTAATTATTCCGCTAAATAGCTTTGGATTTGTTTTTGTCCAGGCAATAAATGACTTAACCAAAGGCTCTACTTTTGTGGCTATTTTTTCAATAATAGGCAACAGAACTTCACCTACTTTTATAGCCAAATTTTGAGCTTGGTTTTTCATAGCCTCCCATCTTTTTGCTAAAGTTTGTGACTTTATTTGTGCCTGCAAAGTTGCTTCAGATGTGCCTGTTACACCTTTTGTGTATTCTTTAAACAAATCAATATTTCCTAATAAAATCTTTCCTGTTGAAATATTTTCAGCTCCAAATAACTTTAATATAGCAGCATCTTTTTCTTTTGCTGTTCTTAATTTGTCAATACGATTTTTGCTTTCTAAAAGCGCATCATTTATAGCAAATTGTCCACTCTTATAGCCAACACCTGCCTGTTGTAATTTCAATAAAGAACCTCTTAATTTTGTTCCGGCTTCAGCACCAAATAATGAATATTTACTAAGTACTTGTACTGCTCCAACAGCCTGCTCAACGCTTAAATTAGCACCTGCAGCAACAGATCCAAAATTTACCATAGCATCAGCAGTCTGTGCAATTGATGCAGCACCAACTTTTGCACCTGCTGCCAATACATTTATCGTTCGTCCTGACTCGCTTGCACCTAAACTAAATTGATTCATCATTCCTGTTAAAGAACGAATTGAACTTTCTAAATCTTCACCACTTGCTTTTGACAAAGTGATTGCTGCAGAACTCACCTGACCTAAAGCAGCAGCACTATTTAATAGCTCCGGAATAGCAGAACCTGCCAACTCAAATGCCTTAGCCGTTTCTCCATAAGCCATTTTCTGTGCATCTGCAACTTCTTCAACTTTTGATTTAAACTTGGTTAACTCACCACCTGTTGCACCTGTAATTGCAGACAAAGAAGCTATAGATGTTTCGTAATCCATAGCTGACTTGACAGCATATGCCAATGGTGCAACGATAGCAGCACCTGCGATACCTGTTGCTACAGATACTTGCTTTGTAACATCAGAAATACCACGCATCGACCTCTGAAGTCTTGCAATATTTGCTTCACTCGCACTTGTAAACGACTTTACATTTTTACCCATACCATCCAACACCGAACTAAATTTGTCGATAGCTGTGAAAATAGTGGGTACTTTTAAAGTCGTCATTTAGTCAATTCTTTGTTTACTTTTACTGCATCTTCATACCAATAGTCTAATCCGTAATAATCAATATCGTCTAAAAAAAAAGTATCAATTACCTTAGGCGGAAATTGATACATTCTTACTACTGATTTTATTGTATTGTTTAAATTGTCAATATGTATAATATTTCCATCGGTTAGATAAAAAAAATTGCGATAGCCTGTCCAACTGCATAATCTTCTGAGTCCAATACGCCAATTGTAGCACTTGGAAATCCTGTCAACGCACTAATATAGGCACTAATCATACCACCTAAATTGTCAGACTTAACACCGTTTAATTTAGAATGAATTTCCTTAATTGGAATACGCGGCTTATATTTCAATTCCATCGTTTGTTCATCGCCATCAATCGGAAATTTCAATTTTTGAGTGAAAGTAAAATCACTATTCAATATCAAATCGCCATCACAAACAGCATTTATAAGAGCCTCAATGCTATCTTTTTTATCAATACGCTTACGCTCGTTTATCTTCTTATAAGATAACCATTTTTCTACTTCTACTTTTGCTACTTCTACTGCAATCATTATCCTGATATTTTTTTAAGTTTTCCGCCACCACTTACTTTTAAAGTAAAAGTTGCAGCGTTTCCATTTCCTTGCATATCGCCAACAGGTGCGCCTTTGCCACCATAAACAGTACCGTTAATTGACGTGAATGTCCAATCTGCTTCTACCGGATCGCCTGCTAAAGCTGTCATTTTTTCCAAATCAGTTCTTGTGTTAGCATCCCAGGCAACCGTTACCTCAAAAGACCAACGTGCGTTATTCATTTGACGAATATTGTCACCACTTCCGGCAACCATATTAGCATCATCGTTTCCGCGAAATCCGCCTAAGTCATAAGTAGAATCTTCCGCAGATTTAGGCAAAAAACGACCTGAACCCAAAGTTGCATGATTGTAAGTTACCTCTAAAATATCTCCGCCTATTGATGCCATTTATGTATTAGTTTAAAGTTCCGAAATTAAATCCTGCTTCCGCAGTTGTTGAAGAAATGCGGTCAAATCCGCTTCTTTTATATCTAAAGAATGTTTCTAAACGGTCGGGATTCGTTGTGCTTAAATTTACTGTTGTTGATGCCTGTGAAAAATCGGAATCTACAATTAATGCGCGCTGAACCAACTCCAGGAACATATTAAATATTACCTGTTTCCATTGCTTTGGCTTAACCACTTTATCAACTGATACAATATCTGTATCGCGAGCAATCGCATGGTCAACAACGTTAATTTGTTCTAATAAATAGTAAGTATATCTTACATTAAAATCAAGAACAAGATTACGACAATATCTAAATTGTGGCGGATTTTCACCAATTGGATGATAAGTAGTTACAAAGTCTTCTACTTGATAAAAACCTGCTGACAAACTAACCGTTGAACATCCTTTTTTTACAAAAGCATCACGGTTTTCATAAATATTCATCGCACCAATATTAATAGGCGTTGGCATGTCAGGATATTTCCTGCCAGCAACATCTAAATGCGGTGTATCTTGGTTTACTCTTGCAAATAAAACAGCCATGTTAGCTGCTGCTTCAAAATGATAGCCTTTGCTTAATGGTGCAGGACAAATAGCAATTGTTACTTGTTCTTTTCTTGCATCAGTTACGGTTGCTTCTTCTTCCAAAACAGAACCTGTCAACGCAATAAAAGGCTTCATAACAATTCCGCGATAACGTCCTGTTGGATTATCTTGGTCTGGTCTTCCGTTGAAACTTTCTAAAGTTTGCATAACAGCAGACTGAACACCATAACCGTTAACAACTATTGTTATCCATTCGTTTCCAAATTGATCTAAAGCTGATTGAACGCTTGGTGTTCCTGCACCACTTTGTGTGCTTCCAATAGTATATGTAATACCTAAATCGTCAGTAGCTGTATCAACAGAAACATTAGTTCCGTCAGCCGTTAAGCCTTTCCATTTAGTAGTAAGAATAGCTTTGTAAGAATCATCTGTAGCAATTACAGGTGATGCTAAAGTATTATTTACTGCATCGTAAATCTTAGCAGTAATTTCAGATGTTGAGTCGCCAATTTCTAAATTAATATCGTAAAAATTACCATCTACACCATCTCTTCCACTTATGAAAACTCGGTGTGTTCCATTTTTTGTAACTACACCTGTTGGTGTAATTGTCAAAACTTTTGCCGTTGCTCCATCTGGTGTTATCTGAGGATAAATAACAACAGGAATGCCTCCAACTCCATCACTTGACACAGGCAAAACAATACGTGACATCAAATGAATAGGAGAACCATAACCATATAAATCACCTGCTTGTTTAGAAGTAGTAATTTGTTTGCCTGTAATGTCTAAATTCGTTTGATTTGCTGTATTTGCTTCGCCAATGATTGCGATTTTTTGCGGTAGATTTGGTGAAACTTCTCTAAAGTCGCCTTTAGTTATCTTGTAGCCAACGACTCTTGAAATTAATTCTGTACCTACTGCAAAGCTCATAATGGATATTATTGGAAGCAAATATGAAAGTAAATTTCACTTACTTAAAATAATGTTGGTCTTTTCTTGGTTTTTTTGTTATGTTTGTAGAATGAAAATAGGCGTTATAATTCCCGATCGTGGTGATAGACCAGAATTTATGAAGAATTGCTTACGAATGTTAGCATCACAAACAATTAAACCTGCCATAATTGAAGTAATTAACGACCTACCTTTAAGCGAGGAAAAGGATATTACTTTACGTTATCGAATTGGTTACGAAAAATTAAGAAACAAAGGAATAGATGTAATAGCTTTAATTGAAAATGATGATTGGTATGCACCTGAATATCTTGAAGTAATGTATAATAAATGGTTAGAGCTTGGGAAACCTGAATTGCTTGGTCAATCATATACTATTTACTACCATATAAAAGAACGTGCTTTTTTTACAATGAACCACCCTGAACGTTCAAGCGCAATGAATACTTTTATTAAACCTGACTTAAATTTTAGTTGGTGTGTTGATAACGATCCGTACACAGATTTACATTTATGGTTACGGAGTGGATTAAAAGGTGAAATATTTACACCAAAATCGCATATTTGTTTAGGAATTAAACATGGTACAGGTCTTTGCGGTGGTGTAAACCATGTTGATGATATGCACCGATTTACAAATAGAGATTCAAATATGACTTTTTTAAATCAAGTTATGGATTCGCAAAGTTTTAATTTTTACTCAAAATACTTTAAATGAAAATATCACTAATACACCCATCGCGCGGACGTGCTGAAAAAGCAAAAGCCACTTATGATAATTGGATGCAAAAAGCATCTGGTGAAATCGAGATTGAATACATATTATCATTAGATTTAGATGATAATTATGATGAATACAAGAGAGTATTTGGTGAACATTATAATTGTGTTTTAGCTTTTAATAAAAATTTAGTTGAAGCTGCAAACGTTGGTGTTTCCTATTCACATGGAGATTTAATAATTTTAATTTCAGATGACTTTGAATGTTTTGATTTATGGGATGCGACCTTAAAAAACTTTTTAGTAGGCAAAAAAGATTTCGTTCTAAAAACTTTTGATGGTATTCAAGATTGGATAGTAACACTACCGATAATGGATAGAGTTTACTACAAAAAACAAGGCTACTTATACTATCCTGAATATCATCACATGTTCTGCGATACAGACCTTACACATAAATCGGAGTTGCAAGGAAAATTAATTATCAGAAATGATTTACTGTTTAAGCATAATCATTACTCTGTTGGCGGTTGCAAAAAAGATGCTATAAATATTAAAGCAGATGCTACTTGCGCAAAAGGTGAATCATTATATTTACAACGTGTGAAAAATAATTTTGGTTTAACTGAAAATACCTGTTCATTAAGCGATAACGCAAATTCACATATTAATTGGTTAAAAAATAAACTATGAAATTATCTATTTTAATACTGACTATTGAAAAAAGGAAACATTTTTTGAATGATTTACTAAATCAACTTACTGAACAAGCAAAAGACGAATTAAACAATACAGTTGAAATTATTATAAATAGTGATGAAAACCTAAGTATCGGTTGTAAAAGAAACAATCTTTTGGAAAGCGCAAAAGGAGAATATCTTTGTTTTTTTGATGACGATGATTTACCAAGCAAAGATTATATTAGCACACTATTAGAAGCCATTAAATCTAATCCTGACTGCGTATCTTTGCGTGGAATAATGACAACAAATGGCTCAAATCCTGAAATATTTGAACATTCGATTAGATATAGCGAATATAAAACAAATGAAAATGCAATTTATCCTGAAGTTAAATACGAAAGATTCCCGAATCATATTTCTTGTTTAAAATCAAGTATAGCAAAGTTATTCAAATTCCCAGAATGCAATCATGGAGAAGATACAGATTTTGCTACGCAGATTTATAAATTAGGATTGCTTAAAAATGAATATTATACCGACAAAATTCTCTACTACTATAAATACGTAACCAATAAATGAAATTACAACTACCAACGGTAACACTTGTTTGCATTGATTGCGTTAATTCAGAACGCGCTAAAGATGTTTTGGAAATTTGCAAAAGCAAAGTTGATTTTGGTGACGTAAAATTACTTACAAGCCAAGCTATTTACTATAAGCATAGTGTAGAAATTCAACCATTAGAATCTTTGGTAATGTATTCTGTTTTTTGCCTTACTGAATTATACAAATACATAAACACAACTCATTTGTTAATAGTACAACGTGACGGATTTATACTTAATCCGCAATCGTTTAGAATAGAATGGTTGGATTTAGATTATATTGCACCGTTATTTATTCAGTACGATAAAGTTGGTAGCGGTGGTTTTTCATTGCGTTCTAAACGCTTAATGGAATATTCAGCACACGTTTTACCAAAGTGGGACGGCACTTTAGAACACGCAGAATACTTACAAGTTGGATTAGCCTATTATGAAGATGGTGTGCTGTGTTTTGATAAGAAGTTTAATCACTTTAATTTTGCAACAAAAGAACAAGCGTGTGGCTTTGCGCAAGGTGGCAATCGTAATCCTGAATATTTTTGCGAACTGCCGTTTGGCTTCCACAGAACGTGGCAACAAATAGATTTTGAAACAGGCAAAGTAGATAGTAGCGATTTAAGTAAAGACTTAACACAAAGTTACGATAGTGAAATTGAAAAATTAATACAATGATATATTTAGAAAAAAATGACATTCATGCAACGATTTGTACATGGATTTATTGTCACTTTTGGCAAATGTGGAGTGCAGAAAAACAAGGTAAAAGTTGTTATATAAATTGGCACGGTGGCGAAAATAATCACCTAATAGATTTAAATGACAGCCAAAAGTTTGCGGAAATACCAAATATGTATGACTGGTATTTTGTGCAACCAAATAAAAAAGAAACAGCTACTGAAATTTGGACTTGGGAGCATTGGCAAGATACTTCACCTGTACCATTTATGGCGCAACCATTATCAGTAATTAAAGACTATTATAAAAAGAATCTTATTTTTAACGATATTGTAAATAAAAGAGGACAGGAATTAGTAGAGAAATACGGAATAGATTTTAGTAAAATAATCGGTATTTCATGGCGTGGAACTGATAATGTAACAGATGGTAGGATAACAATGCCTATTGAAAAATACTATAAGTATATTGATATGGCTTTAGAGCAAATTCCTGATGCAAGAATTATGTGTACTGCTGAAGAAACAGAAGTATTGCAACCGTTATTAGATAAATATCCACAGGCATTTAATATAGATGAGTTTATTAGTTCACCAAAAGGAAGTTTGCAAAATCCTGAAAGAAATTCAAACGTATCTGGTTTTGAGCGTGGTATGCAACCGGTACTTATGGTTTGGTTATTTTCTAAATGTGCATGGTATATAAAAAATCGCAGTTCAACAGGTGCGGTTGCAAGTTGGCTAAGTGATGGACAAATAGTGTGTTTGGCACACGCAGAAACATTGAACTATGATAAATTAGATAACGAAGTTGAAATTAACGGTAAAAGATTTCCTTTATGACATTACAAGAAATATATGAAGATTTAAAAACAAAAGGTTTTGAAACTGACAAAGGCTCGGTTCACAGCTATATACCCGTTTATGAAGAAATACTTGCACCATATAGAAATACTGCTAAATTCGTGCTTGAAATAGGTGTTTTTAAAGGAAATTCGTTAAGAATGTGGGAAAAATACTTTAATTGTCCTGTTTTTGGTGTGGATTGCGATGAAACTCCACACGATGGAATGGCGGATTTGCGTGAAATGATAGCAAGTGGTGAGCATTTAATTAAGATTTTTGATGCATCAAATGAAAATGAAGTAAAAGAAAATTTAGGAAACATAAAATTTGATGTAATCATAGAGGATGCAAACCACCAACTATCACAACAATTAGAATTATATCGCATTTATAAAGAGTATTTAACTCCAAATGGCATATATATTATTGAAGATGTAGAGGATATTGACGAAAACAGAGGCGTTTTTAAGAATATAGATAGCGAAAAAACAGTAACAATTTTAGATAGAAGAAATATCAAAGACAGGTTCGATGATGTATTAATAATTATAAAATAAATAGCATGTACTCACAAAATCAAGAAGAAAATTACATAACAGAATACTTTTCAGGTCGCACCGGAAAATTTATAGATATTGGTGCTTATGATGTGTTCAGACTGTCAAATACACGTAAACTTTTTGAGTTAGGTTGGCGTGGAATTTTGGTCGAACCGGACCCAACAAACTATAAATCTATTTCAGATTTTTATAAAGACGAACCAAGAATCGAAGTTTTAAATTTTGCAGTTGGAAACTCAAATGAAGATTTGGAATTTCTGTCAAGTGGTGGTGATGCTGTTTCTACTTCGGTTGTTGAACATGCAGAAAAATGGAAAGGTGCTGGTGTGAAATTTGAAAAGGTAATAGTAAAACAAATGCACGTTGCAGAATTATTAGAATTACATAAAGATGCTATTTTTCTAAGTATTGATACAGAATCAACCAACATGCTTGTATTTAATTCTATTCCAGACAACGTATTTGAACAAATAGAAATGTTATGTATAGAACACGACAATTGTATTGTTGAAATTGTAAGCAAATTAGAACCTTTTGGATTAAAAACAAAATACCTGAATGCAGAGAATATAATTTTAGCAAAATGAAAATTTGCGGAATTTACAATGCATTTGATTCAATAGAATTATTAAAAGGCTCTATGGAATGCCTTAAAAATGATGTAGATTTATTTATAATTATCTATCAAACTGAATCTAACTATGGTGAAAAATACAACCCTTTGGATGATTTCGATTTTACGAAATATACAAACACAATATGTCACCTTTACACACCAATTAGAGAACGTGGCGGAGCTTGGAATGAAACAAGAAAAAGGAATATAGGATTAGACATCGCACGTGAACACGGCTGCACACACTTCTTGCACCTTGATTGTGACGAATATTACCAAAACTTTGCTGAAGCAAAACAAAAATTCATTGACAGCAAAGCAAAAGGCTCTGTTTGCAAAATACTAACCTACTTTAAAAAGCCAACACTTCGTTTGGAAAGTCCTGACAATTATTATGTTCCGTTTATTCACAAACTTTACACAAATACAAATTCAGGCTATCAAAATCAAATTATATTTCCATTTTATGCAGATCCAACACGACTAATTAATGAAGAAAATGTTGTTTTGCTTGACGTTTTCATGCATCATTTTAGTTGGATTAGAAACGACATAGAAAGAAAGGTGCGAAATTCAAGCGCAAAATCAAACATTGAAAGAAGTAATTTACTTGAAGATTACTATTCTGAAGAAACAAAAGCCGGAACATTCTTAGTTGATTATAACCAAAAACTGATTGAAGTAGAAAACATATTCAACTTTAATTTCTGATTAAAGACAAAGACTCTACCAACGTATCTACATCTCGTTTAGAGGTAATTATATAATTACCTCTTGAGTCTTTTTGCAACCCTAAGCTTTCAACCCGAATTTCTATTGGAAGGCTATAAACAACTATAGCTCCGTTTATTATCTTCAGAATATCTTCACATTTTTTGTGATGATAAAAGATACAAGGATCACTTTCACTACCATAGTTAGACTCATCAAAACCAAAATTATCTAAATAATCTCTTAATTCATTTGTTATATTTTTCATGTATTTTTTTTACAATATAAATAATTAAAGTCTACCCAACATGGCATCACAAAAATTCTGCCATGTTCCATTTGTATATTTCAACTCTTTTAATACACGCGCTACAATTATATCTTTCACAACACCTGCATACAAACGGCAATCATACAAGTGATTCTGCACGTTATCATTTTTCTTTACCCATCTAAAATAAGTTTCTTTATCATAAACTTTATGTTCGGCTTCGAAATGTGAAAAATAATTATTGAATGTATATAAGCCCCGAGACGGAATAGGAAAATTCATAAAACCTGCAGGTTGCTTCATGTTCATAGTATCATTCCATCTCAAAGAAATCTTTTCCGATAACCATTGCTTAGTTAAATTAGTTTCCACCATATACAAATTTGGCTTTTCCAAAGATTGCTTAAACGATTTCGCATCGCGCTGATTCATTGTAAATTTATCTGTATCTTTTCCTTTCAATCCAACAATTGTAAAATCTTTAGAATCTATAAATTGGTAGCCAAAATCTTTTAAGTAGCCACAATCTACGCCTGCAGTAAATACTGGCATAAAACGACCATCATCGGTCGGAATAGAAGTATTTATTATCTTATCTAACTCATCCCAAACGCTGCGCTGCATCCCGTGTTGATATGTCCACCGTTCACGGTCAATACCGTTCTGTCCCTCGCGTGGTACAAAAGTTCCAATAGATCCATGACTAATTGAATAACTCGGTCCGGCTTCCGACCATCCTACAATCTCATAATCTAAACGTGCGTCATCTAATTTGCCATTCATATCACAGCCTAAAGTAACTATAACAATAGGACCGTTACCATCATTTTCGCTCATTTGGTTTGGCACAATGCCTACTTCATAATCGCGGATATTCTTTTGTAATTCTGTTGATGATAATTCCTCTGCTGGCGGATCGTAAGTTTCACCAAGCACCACATTTACAAAAGTTTTATACAAATCTTCTTTGCGTGGCTGTCCTACCGGATGCGCTTCAATCCAATCATTCACATAATGTTCCCAACCATACATTCCGATTGGTGCATACAAAGAAGAAATGTGATAGGAATAATAACCTGGTTTGCTTGGTTCGGCAGTTGCTACCCATTGCCCTAAATTTAACAACTCATTTTTGTTTTTATCATCAAAAAACTCGCCACATTCCTGACACACATAACCTACTGAATCATGAATTACCTTTCCTTTTTCGTCTAATTTCCATGTGATGCCGCCTGTAATTTCACCTTTCGTAATGGTCCAACACCATTCTATAAACTCACCACAACAAGGACATGGTATCATATATTTGCGCTGGTCCCCTAACAGGTAAGCCTCTTCAATATTAGAACCATCAGCAAGCTCAGGCGTTGAACAATAGCATATTTTGTGAGAATCTTCATATGCGGCAAACCTTTGTTCTAATAATTTTCGCGTACTACCGGACTCTTTTGATTTAGATTTTACACTTTCAAAATCATCAAACAATCCATACTTCAAAGAAACGTCACGAATATCTTTGTGATTATTTGCGCTGCCAATGTGAATATAACCGCCTGAAAATTCCTTTTTTGTATTAGTATCACCGGACTTTTGCGCTCGTTTACGCAACACCTGTGGCTTTATATATGGTCGTAAGCCAGCATTATCAATACCAATATCTAATTTCTCTGTAGCTTTTTCAATTAAATCAGGTGAGCCTACCAAAAAGTAAGCATTTGATGGATCATTTTTTATCATCCAAAGCAAAGTCGGAATTAAAACACCTGCAGACAAACCAATCTGCGCACCTTTCATAATCGCTAACCACTTCATAGGATTATCTGTTGCAAATCGATCTATAATCTCACGGCAATAAGGCGTGCGTAAATAACTGAACGGACCGGGAAAAGGCTTACCCATCACAACATTTTGCATTACCCATTCACTCGGTTTAATATCCGAAATGGAAACATTGCTGCTCTCAATTAAATCAACTAACTGATTTGAATATTCTATCATAAACGTTCTCCAACTCCTTTTTTCTCAACGTGTGTTTGAATAATTGATTCAATAGATTTTGATGTTGCAAAGATCGCTTTTGCTATCGCGCCATTGGTCGCCTTAATTAATTCTCCTTTACAATAGGCAATATCTTCTACAGAAAATGAATGCTTTTTGCTCATTATCCTCACAATTTCATCAGCTGCATTCTTAAATTCAGTTAAAATAGATTGGTTGTGCTGCAAAATAACTGGCTTAATTAGCTCTACCGGAACAACTTCACCTTTCTTTTTCTGTATTTCTATTTGTAGTTTTTCAATTTCACGACCACGCTTTACCGTGTCAAGATGCTTTAATAATGTTGTAGATTTGTGTAGATTTGGAACGCCTGAGTTGTCTTCCGGTTCTATTTCTCGATTAATTGGTTCTGTTTTTTCAACTAAAGATTCATTAATTTCTTCTATTTCGTCCTTTGGTGGCAAAAAACAAACCTCTCTCTTTTCCAAAAATAGTTTATTAGTCACATCATCACTATCAATGAATCCTGAAATGACAACAACTTTATTTCTTTGAATATAAACAGATAACTCTTTGGTTTTCAACTTACAAATATCTGCAAATTCCTTTTTAGAATATAATGCCATAGTCAAATTTACAAAATTGTTGTCAAATAAGTTCCAACTTGACAACAAAAGTTCAAATATAGTCACACATGCTTTTTATTGCGGTGTTTCATACATTGCGTGGAACGTATATTTTGTTTCACAGTACCTTGACATTTAACATTGGCTTAACATTGACTTAACATTGATGTGTACTCTCCTGCTGCTTTAAAGCTTTATCCATCTCATGAAAACATAAGCACACGCACACCACGTTAACATAAATACATTTGAGCTTATAATAATAGCAACAATGTTTATTATTACAATTGAAATTACAACTAATATTGTTTGATTATTATAGCTCATAATTTCTAAATTTTACTTACCAACCAACACGCAAAAGCAATTAGTATAGCGTATATAGTCATTAATATTGTTTTTAATTGGTACTTTTTCATTTAAATAATGGCAATTTATATCCAGACAAAGAATAAGTGACATTTTGTAATTGATGAACATATTTAATCTTTATGTTTTCTGAAAAAGCATCTGCAAAATAAAATTCTTTAGGTTTTAATATTTCATCTTCTAAAAAGAATCCCCCGAAATCCATATAATACCACATCATAACATCTTCTCCTTTATAATTCAAACCTTCACTGGGTTCAAATCCCAATAATTGAAGATACGCATGATCTATTGGAATTGGACTTAAATCAAAAAGGCTAAATTCTTGATATTCTGTTGCATGATGAATATTCATAGTAGCTCTTATTGCCCTAACCTTGAATAAGCCAATTTCCACTACTTTATAAGGTATTTCTAATGGTAAATGTATAGGATTTCTTCTTTGTATTGGATAAAAAAGATTTTCTATTCTTAATTCTATTGCTTCCATATCTATAATTTAGTTTTATTTACTGGTATCATTTTTCTATTTCTTTACAAAGTGATTAATTCGTATTCAAAAAATTCTTTTCCTTTTGGTACGATTTCTTTTGTTACCGTTAATTTATAAATTAGATTATCATTAAAGCCTAATTTTTTACTCAATAAATCAATTGTCATCTTGTTCGGATTATCTATGTCGCTTCCTTTGCTGCTAAAACCATAGTTAATTCGTAATTCTAATGGCTTATTTTCAATTATTTGCTTTGGCATGAGGAATAAACAATCTCTTTCAAATTTAGTGTATAAATGAGACTTTTGTCTTCTTCCTTTCCAGGCTTCATTAACCGATAACGCTTTCAAATTAATCCTTACCATGTCTTTTATTTATTATTTCTTGAAATTCTGCTAAATATTGTTTTTTATCACCTTTCTGGATATGATGTTCTCGGCAAAGTGCAACTAAATTAGTTATTTCATTCAATAATTTTGAGTTTTGTTTACGATTAATAATATGATGAATATCATTAGCTATTTTTGAGCAGTTAGGAATTTCACATTTTATTTTTTCGTCAATAGTATATCCGAAATGGTCAAGATAAATTTTTGTATAGCTTTTCATTGTTGCAGTTCCTTGATTTGCATTTTTTCATTTACCAAGATATTTTAATTGAATATCCATCTTTTATTGTGTGATGGGTGGTGACAAATAATCTCTTAATTCTCTAATATGTGTAACTTTTACAGTTTCTTGAGTTGCACAATAGTGTGAAACTCTCCATCTTTGAATTTTAGAATTAAACCATCCAACAAATGGAATTGGGTTTCCTGATGTAAAATCAATACATTCTAAATAATCACTATCTCCTGAGTCATCTATTTCGAGTATGACACTATCTACACTTACCCAATAATCTTTAGACTTTAGTTCTGCGTAGCGTTCTGCAACTTCATCAACAATAGAATTATTAACAAAAACAGTATTTGTATAATCTTCCCAATCTTTTGTTAAATGACGTTTTGCAATCTCATTTTTTGCTTTTTCGAGTAGTTCGTTTTTCATTGGTGGTGTATTTAGTGTTATTTTTTACTTGGTTCCATTTTTGTTTCATTAAATCACTTCTTAATAAATTCAAGTCTTTTACAACTTCTTTTATCAGTACGGACTCATCTTTGTCAGCCTTTTCAATGGCATAATCCATTATAAATCTTAAACTTTCGGTGTAACTATTTATTGATTTTACTTTCATTTTATTAAGTACTTAGTATTGTAATAATCTTTTGAATCACAACTCATGTGTTTTCTATTTCCGAATACATCAATCTGTGTTTCATATTCAGTAAACCCATCTTCGTAGGCATCAATTACCATCTGCTTTTCCGCTTCTAAAATCTTGGTGGCTTTTTCTAAACAATCTATCCTATCCGGGAAGTTAGATGGGTTCTTCAGCCATTCAATTAGCTGCTGTATTGGTGTTTTGCTCATGGTTAAATTTGTTTAATGATTAGAAGTTTTGATCCGGTGGATAGGGTTTTTAGTTCGTATTCTTGCCATTTTTCATACTTATCAATTGCATTGTACATTCTTTGTGTGTCTGGCTCACATGGTATATTAGGCTTATCACCCATCGGATTTTTAAGATAGATTCCGTTTGCTTCAAGCAGAAAAATAAATTCTTTATAAAGCAATTCAAGCTTTTCAAACCAATCAAATGTACAAGTACCGTCTTTGGTTACTGTACCGATGATTTCATATCTTCCACTTTTCTGAATAGAATTATCATCTTTTACAGTTCTGAATGTGTTCTCAGATAATAGCAAATTGTACCAAATATCTGAAGAATAAATTCTTATATCATAAGCATCTTCCGGAACGGTTACGGCTATTAGATTTGTTGGTGATAATCTTACTGTCTGCATGTTATTTTATTTTAATTTGAGACTCAGCTTTTACGCATTTAAAATTGTAGTTATTTTTCCAATAATTCCATGACTCACCGCTTCCGCTTATAAAATTTGATATACTTTTACTTCTTGTCCTGGCAAAAGTATCTATTACTACATAAGGACTTAAACCTGTTGGATGGTCATAATTTACTATCACCCAACCATCTCTTGAGTCTGTTATCTTATCCATTGCTTTGCTGTTTAGATTGTTTGAAAATTTCGTAAAGTTGTTCTGTTGTTTTAACAAATGTAATATCCTTACCTTCATCGTCTCTCAAATACCATTCATTTGCATTCGGAAATCTTGGAGTTGCATTTTTATATAACCATCTACCAAATTCGATAGATGTATGCTGCTCTCTTTGTGCTGCATATATTTCCATTACTTCAATTACATAAGGTTTTACTTTTAATGACAGAAAATGAGGCATTTCATCTTCCATTTGTGCTACTATTTGCGCTGCTGTTTTCATAATATAGCTTTTGTTTGATTATCTATTTTTAGTGTTAATTCTGCGAGCTTTTCGATTAAAAAACATCTTGTATTCGTTATCAAATCTAAATCCTTATTTTTTAAAAGAGATTCATCAAAATCTTGATACATTACTTCAATCAAATCAGCTATTTTTTCATCTTGGTAATCTTTACTTTGCTCTTTCACTACTTCTTTTTCCTTAAATATTGGTTCAAGCCAAATATTTAACACTCCTGATTCCTTTAATTCTTTTTCGAAATCAGATCCAACTTTTATCTCGGGAAGCTTCCTTGATTGACTTCTTTTTGGTCGTATTGTATTTATTATGTCAACTACCAAAGATGTATAATTTGCATATTTTTCTTTCATTTTCCACCCGACAATTTCCTCTTCCTGAAGCTCAAACATTGGCTTTTCTGGAATGGATTCTGAAAATCTTTCACTCCAATTTTCCACTTCTTCTTGTAAGTCTTTAAATTTCTCGGTAAGCTCATTTATTGATTGCATCTTCTTCTCCATTTTCAATTCTTCTACACCTTTTCTAATCTCTTTTTTTAATTCTTTCCTTGACTCCGTTCGATCGTCATCTTTCAATATCCATTTCTTGAATTGGTCAAAGGTTATTTCTGTGAAATCATCGTGGTTTGGTGCTTTTTCTTGAAAAGATGCTTTTGGCGAATTAAATGAGCCACAAACATTTTCAGAATAAACAAAACCTGATGTAGTAAAATAATGTTCATAGTTATATTTTTTATTAAACCATTCATTAATAACTTTCGCTGTTTCGGATGTTCTTTTAATACACCATTTTTTTGGCAAAGACTCTTTCACATTCAGCACCTCTCTTAGCTCTTCTATGGTCTTTAGTTCGGTGTAACCTTGTTTTTCTAAATATTCTTTCCCCCAACTCATATCACCATATGTTAATAGGATATAAATTCCATTGTGTTCAGTTAAATAATGAAATATACCTACCACTTCATTGTACGTAAATTTTTTGTCAGCTGCATTATTGATAATTTGTTGAATTTGTTGCAAATTTTCATTTGTTGGTACTATGAACCATTTTTTGTTTTGATTTTCCATAATTCTATTTGTTTATTGGTTTGAATTTTAGCCTTGTGAATAATGGATAGATTTAAATAAATATTCTGAATCAAATATTACACTATAATCTCTGCTCCAACCTTGTGTATCACTTTCATTTTGACCTCCTGTTTCACCAAAAAAAAAGAACAATCTACCATCTTTCAATATTGAACATTCGTCTACCATTAATTCTAAATTATCCTTATCCTCAATAAATGATTTTAAAAGTGTTTTAAATTTTTTAGGACAGTAATCTATGGCAATAGTTAAATCTATTTCATTTTGCCATATTTCATTCCATTTTATGTATTTGCTTTCCATTTTATTTATTTAAAGTTTTCTCCATGTCGGATATTATTTCGCTTAGTACTTTGAGGCGCCATTGCTTAGATGCAACTAATGATTCTACCAATTCTGTATGAATTAAGTAATGACCAAAAATATCATCTCTATCATAGTTAAAGTACCTGTGAAATTCAGGGAATAATTCAGGTGTTTTTGTTTGTTTTATCCTTTTTCCATTTCCTATATCATCATCAAAATACTTAACCTTAAAAAACAAACAAGGCAACAGCCAGCATAAGTGATTATATTGTAATCCAAAATGGTTATTTCCTTTTTCTACAATTTCCTTAGCTCTCTTATAGACTGCTAATCTCTCTTCAAATGTTGGTTTCATCGTTTTTATTTTTTTAAATAGTTATTTAAGTTTATATTCTCTTTTTGTTTGACCTAAAAATATTTGATGATTAAATAATTTACCTTTTACTTTAAAACAATTACTTTCAACGTCTAAAAGGCAACCATCAGGGTAAAATATATCATTCATTGATTCTATATAAATACCATAGTTAAAATATGTAATAATATCGGTGTCGAAAGTGTAAATTACTTCAGATGTTTTAATGTCTATTAATTCAATTTTCATATTTAAGTTTATTTATTTGTTTTAAAATATTTCAAATTCCTTTTGCTCTAATTCTGTTGGCTTGTAATCGCGCATTTCGTCTGCGAGTGATTTTGTTTCTTTATTTTTGTGCGCATAAATTGCACGTTCCATATAATCAATACCGTTGAAATAGAAACGTCTTTTAGCTCTATTTAACTCAAAACCCAAAGTTCCTTTTTTGCCTACACTTTTTTGTCTTCTTATTTTTTTAGAATGAAATTCACAATATGGACTATTCGGATCTAATTGATGATTTGGTCTGTCGTAAATCAATATATTATCCATTTTATTGTTCCACATTGCACCGTCCGCAATATCAAATACGCCTGGACATGGATAATTTCCAGAACTATCTTTTGTCATTTTTACAGGGTGTGCAACTATTACAAATTTTTGATTGTTTATTTGCGCAAATCTTGAAAAATCAGATAAAACAGTTTCTAAATATTTGTCTGAACGTCCCCCTGACTTTCCATACTCATTTGACATTTGATTGAATGGATCGACAATACAACCGGTAACATTTTGCTTTATTATAAGCTCTAAAAAACGTTCTTTTATATATTCTGGAGTTGGTGCCATTTCCTTTGGATAAACATAAAAAATACTTTTAGAAATCAAATCATAAGCACTTTCATACATTTCTAAAGATGGCTTATTATAATTGAAAGGCGTGCAGTCGCAACCTAAATACATTTCTACAAAGTCATGGTAGAACTCTTCAGCAGGATTATCTTCCGGTCCAAAAATTGCAAATTTTTCATCAAATAAGAGAACTTTTAGTAGCAATAGAAACTTTAAAAATGTAGACTTTCCGTAATTTCCAATTCCAGATAATAATGTAATCTCTCCGTTTTTAAACTTAAAAAATTCGTCTAAATCAGGTATTCCTGTTGTTTCAACACTCTCATATCCATTTTCAAAAATATGAATCGCTTTTGCTTTCACATCTTCACCAAAAATTACATCTTTAGGTTTTATATCTAAATTATAAATTTCGGTATTTATTTCTGTTTTTATTTCACTTCTTGTTACTCTGTCGACTAAAACATCTTTTGAAAATTCAGCACTACCAAAATGACTTGCATTCGTCTTGTAGGCACTTTTTACGGTTCTTTCGCATTCATTTGAACTAAATGTATTATCCGATGTAGAAAAACGAAATCTGCAAAGATTATACGCATCTGTTTGGTTTATTCCAAACCTACAACATGCACTCGCTAATTTGTAAATAAAAGTATTTCTTTCTCCAGTTACAAAAGCATCACCACGATTTGATAGCCACTTTAATATATTTTCAAATGTTTCAAATTCATCATCTAATTTTTTAGGTTCTAAAATTTGTTCTTTTTTTGCTATTTTTTTAAATTCTGTTGCAATTGTATTGATGTAAATGTTTTCATCTGCACTTTCGTAACACACACGACTTTCATTAATTCCAGACTTATCAGCATCGGAAAATATTTCTCTTAGTGCAATAAAATGTTCTCGATGTTTTTTACCATCAGCAATTTTAATTAATGCTTTTAATCCTTTTCCGCTTGGTGAAATCCAACAAGCATAAACAAAAACATGTGAAATAATTTCATTTTTCTTTGATTCTAAATTTTCTATATTGTCAAAATCCAAAACAATAAAACCTGAATGATGTAATATTTTTGCATCTTCACGTTCATTGAATTTTCCAGAAAAACAAACACTTGGTAAATTGCATTTCAGTTTATTTGCACGCTCTTTGTCAATTTGCGTTCTAATTTCCTGAACTTGCAATAAAGATTTACCTGACTTAATGCGCTCCAAAGCCTTATCGACCGAAATGTAATTAGGTTGTTTGTCAAAAATATTTCTGTAAATCGTTACCATTGGTTTTCTTCTGGTGGAATTTGTGATATGTATTTCGGTTTTTCAACTATCAATTCTGATATTTTATTTTCAGGCTTAAACCATACACCTTGCATCTTTTGTTTCCAATTTCTTACCTTATTCCCTTTTGAGTCTTTCCAATCTGCATCATTGTAATATCTGAATGCTTTTTCTGCTGAAATTTTAGTAAATCCGTTTTCAGTAAAGTAGCTTACAACTTCTTCTAAAATCGGTGGTATGAATACGTTAGTATTCTTTATTACTTTATCTATTACTATTACTTTAACTGTATCTTTATCAGTTATGTTTGTTATAGGATTTATAACAGTGTTATCATTTGTTATACCTTGTTGTGTTTTGTTGTTTTTCCAACGTTCTTTCATTCCTTTTTTACCTGCATTTGAACGCTTTATTTTTTCATCTTTCCACTTATTCAAGTCTCTTTTCAAAGTTTGCTTTATAGGTTCAAATGCAATTTGTGTTATTTTATCTGGTGCAATTGGATTTAAGTCATTTATGTAGTGGCAATAATGTTTAATTAATCTTCCAGCTTCTTTGTCTGACAACGCATCGAAAGTGTGTATCATGTCGACATAAAATAAAACTACTTTTTTATCTTCCATTACGGTTTCACTTTAAATCTTAAAATAACTTGTTGTGCTGTTAATCTTTTACCGGATATGTCGTTGTTTAAAACCATAAATAATGTAGTTGTGTCTGCACCGTAAGGTAATTTATCAAACATCAAATGGTAAATAACATTTACGATTGATTCTCGATGTGATAATATTTCTTTGCAGCTCGCTCTATTATCAGAAAGAAATTTTGGATTATCACAAACCGAATAGTAAGCATTAATTAGCTTAGTTAGAGTTATAATTTTATTGCTCATACACAAAATGTATTAGGTTAAAAAAGGGTTCTGAAGCGTGCCGTTTAGAAAGTAGAAATTATCACAAATCAAACAACCGTTGACAGCACTTCAGAACTTATTTTAAAAAGAAAATTATCATTATTTTACGGAGTTTGCAATTTGTGATGTCCAAATATAATACTAATTACTGAAACAAACAAATCTTTTTTCACTTTTCTAAAATAATTCTAATTGAGTACCGTATTTAAACTTTTTCAAATCATCAGAAATTATTTTAAGCTTTATTTTTGTAGACTCTAAACTAAGCCAGTATTCATAAGTCATTGGATATTCCATTATAATAGTCTTAGCTGTGATTTGTATTCTTTAAATAAGCATTAATTGATTTTTTGCCTCGACACATTCTTCATTAATACCTTTTCCGTCAATCCAATGTTGTGAAAATAACTTTTTAAGTATTTCGAAAACATAAATCATAGGCGTAAGATATTCGTAATCGTAATAGTTAAAGTATTTGTTTATTTTATGAATAAATCCACCATATGTAGAACCTCTCATTTGTAATCTCGGTTCAAATGAATAGCCTGATGAGTGCGGAAATCTATTTATTAGTTCTTGAAAAAATTCAACATCTTTTTGTATTGCTTGAACTTTTCTTTGAAATTCCCAATCGTCTTTTAAGTTACAATATTCAGCATATTTTAAAAATATTTCTTTAATTTCTTCGTTGCAATTTAAAGTTATCATAATTTTGTTTTTATTAATTAGTTAATTGGTTTATTCTTTTGATTCTTTGCCACATTTTAGGCACTTATAAAAGTTGTAATGGCTGTCATTATACCAAAATTTCCATTGGTGCTCGCAGTGTTCCTGTTCTTGTAATTCTTTTGTTATTAGTGTCATCGTGGAAAGTGTTTAAAATGTTGGTCTTGTGGAAAATAATTATCAGTTGGTTCTGCTTTACAATCTAAAATATAAGGCAATTCTAAGCTAAAATTTTCAAATGTCTGAAATGGTTCTTTCCAAATTAAATCACGACCATTAATGTATTTATCTCTGTTTTCTCTTGAAGTAAATCCATAATGTCCATAGTGAAGAAAGTGAAACCCTTTATCTAAATTTTTACCAAAAGGATAAATTCCATTTTCTTCATCAGCAAGCCTTTTTAGTGTGTTTTCTGGCTTATTATATTCGATCCAATCTATTTCTTCTTGTGTGATTTCCATTAGTAATTTATTTTAGATTGTTCGCCTGGAGGTGGAATTATGATGTTTAAAAATTCATCAGCAAATATTATTATCTTATCTAAATATTCACCAAATTCGGTTGTCGTTAATTCGGTTGTCGACATTGGTAATTTAATCACTTCTCCAGTATTTTCATTTACTAATTCCTTATAATGAAAGCTGCCTTTTAGAAATTCGTGTGTAGCATCTACCGTTAATTGATAACCTTGTGTTTCTAATAATCCTTGTTGTATGCAAGGTATAACAGCACCAAAATAATATCTATTTTGTAGAGAACTTCTTTTTTTTCTCTTTCGTGTTATAGTTATTTCAACTTCTTTGCCAATCAGATAATGTAATTGAGAATCGAATATCTTACGATTGTAGATGTATAGATTTCCATCCTCTTTTACATTTCCTGTGGCTTCTATTTTCAAACGCTTGAATCTTTAATTCTGTTTTCAAGATTTTTTTTCCATTCAGATTTTATTGAAAATCCATCTTTTGTGTATTTTTCGATTGTTGCTTTTATTGCATCAATTTTTTCTGATTTCATTGCATTATCATATGTTGCTTGGTTTAGCCATATAATTTGTGGTGGTGGTGGTGTTTTTTTACGTTCCTCTTCGTCTTTTTTGCGTTGCAATTCATCAGGATCATCCGCGTCAGTTGGAATATGAAAGTATTTTAAAAGGAAATAACGTTCACCATATGTTAAAGCAGAACCTACACCTTTGTCCCAATCATTCATTCCGTTTGCAGCAAATAGATTTTCATCTTTTTCACCAGTTTCACAATCTATCCATGTAAACTTCATGAATGCAGTAGAAAGTATTTCACTTTTTATTTTCTCTTTTGGTGTGAAATGTCCAACTGTATAATCATGCCTTACATTTACTAAATTTAAAATTTCCTGTTTAAGAAGCAATTTATTTGCATTCATTAATGGTCTTATCTCATTTAGTACTGAATTTCCATCTACATATTTATATTGATTTGTAGATTTATTTTTGTAGAAACCTTCAATATGTTCTTGTATTGAAAGAAGCTTTGAATATAATTTATTTTCCATAGTTTATAATTTGTTATTTGAATCAAAATGGCAATGATTCGTCGATTTCATCATTAGTAATATTTTCATCAATTACAGCGTTTTTATGGCTTTCATGTTCTTTTTTTGCATAGTCTGAATTTTTTACAGACCAAGCATCAATAGAAGTGAACCAACCTTTTGCAGTTTCTTTGCACTTAAAGTTGAATGATACTTCCACTTCGTCAAGTTCATTATTGTATTTTAAAAACTTATCTACTTTTTCTTCGCCAAATAATTGAAACTTTGCAGATTGCGGATATTCACCGCCTGTTTCTCTTACAATAAATTCAACTGCTTTCCAGTCTTTACCGTTTGATGTTCCTGTTTTAATGTCAAAGATTTTTTCTATAAATCCTGTAAATTTAAATTGGTTTGCCATGTGTTTATTTTATTAGTGAGTTAAGTTAAAATTTAATTACTGGTTTTATTTTAATATTGCAAGGAACACACAAATAAGGTGTTCTAATTCTTTTACCACATTTTGGACATGGATATTTATCTGTACTTTTCCATGATTTGATATTAATTACTAATTCTATTGGTTCTGTGCCTTCCATAATAATAAGTTTATATTTTAAACTAAATTCCAGGTGTTATCCATATTTAATATGCCATCTATTTGATAGCTATCATTATCAATAGTTATCTTTTTGTTTTTGTGTTCTCTGTTTTTATCGAAAAATTCTAAAGCTTTCTTTTCTGCTTCTTCTTTTGAAGATGCTTTAATGTTAAATGATAAAATAGCTTTATAGCCAATAGTAATACTAAAATTTGTCATAATAAATAAATTAGATTTGGTTAAATTAATTCTGATAATGATTTTCTACACTTTATACACTTTGCTTCTGCTGAATTAAATACTTCTTTTAATTCAAAAAGATGCTTACATTCTCTTTTTATAAACCTATTTAGAAGCTCTTTTATTAAAGTGATAAATTGTTTCATCGTTTAGATTTTAGACAATAAAAAAGACCGCCAAAGTCTGAACCTAAAGACGGTGTAAGCATCTTAAAGAAAAGCCAAAGGCGGTAGATTGTAATATAATGAATCACCTTACACGTGATTTTTAATTCTGTACAATATTACAATTTTTTTTTAAGTATTATAAAGAATTAATGCTATAATTATGAATACAATTAAAAATGCAAATATTGCACCCCAAGATGAAGATCCAAAGAATAAAAAGCCATCGGATAATCCATCTAAATAATCATTGTCGTCGTCGTCAAACATAATTTAAATTTTATTTGTTTATAATTGATTTAATAATTAAAAAAGAGTAGCGAGCCTAAATGAAAACCCTTTACATAAATAACGGCTCGCTACCTGACCTGTCACAGTCGTTGTGGTGGTAAGACTTGAACTTACATTAATCAGGACTTTCGCATTCGACCTATCTGATTTCACTGATGCACCAGTAGCGTTAACCAATTCCGCCACACCACAATATTTTAAAGAACTTTTTTCTTCTTATGTCTATACAAAAATTCATCTGTATATGAAGCTCTACTTACTATCTGAAAATATGCTTTAACACGTCCGTTATTAATGTTGTGTTGTCCATATTCATTTATTAAGCGAGTCTTTATTTTTCCTACATCTGCAAAGTCTGATTTTTCAACTATTGTTTCGCCTAAAAACTCAATTACAAGAGTCGGTTTTAATACACTCATAAAGTTAAATTATAAAGGCTCAAAAGAAGTATCAAAACAGGTATTACTATCTTGCAAAAGTATTCGTATTTCTGGTATCTGCTCATTTGTATTGTGGATTATTCCCTATAAAATCGTATTGCCAATCCTCTGTAAATCCACATCTAAAACACTTGTGCTGTCCCCAACTTGATTGATGATTATGCATAACAAAAAGACTGTACATTGAGTGTCCTTTTTCAAAACATATATGGTCTTTATTTAAAGGCAATTTCCCTTTTTCTTGAATTTCTTGTTCTGTCATAAATCTATTTTAAAGTATTTATATCTATTGCCAATCCTTTTTCAATTAGCTTATGAAAGTCAAAGTGCCAACTTAAAAGTATCTCATAAAAAGAAGCTGAAATAGAGTTCATTATATTTTTAGTATGTATTACATCATAATCACTTCTATTATCAGCAAATTCCCACTGAATAAAGATTGATTCTTCATATTCGTTAATAATAAACTTAATAGGTTCTTTTAGCAAAGTTTTATAGTAAACTCTTTCAATTGGCATAAATGGTTTCCCTTCATTATAACCATCAATAGTTATTTCTTTTGTAAGGTCGGTCAATGGTCTAAGTATTGGTTTATGTAAGTTTTCAATTGCATCTTGAAAAGAAATTGTTTCGGAATCCATTCTATCTTCAATAGTAACTTCATAAATATTGTGATTATGAAATACTTTCAATCCATAAGGCAAATAACATGCTAAGTGTTTCAATTCTAATTCCATAATATCTATTTTACAAAGTGAGCTAAAAAAATTACTAAAAAGAAAAGTACCGCTATCACAGGAGCTTCAAGGCATCCTCTGCCTATTTCCTCTATGTCTATTTCTGTTGGTTCGTCTTGCATGGCTTTAATATTAAATGGTCAAATATTGTCCTGTGAAAATTATATCTATTCCTTCTTCTTTGAAATGAAGAATTAATTTTGCCTCTCTTTCTTGAGAAGTTATACTTTCATCATCATTTATAGATACTGCTATTTTTGTGAACTCGTTGTCAAATCCTCTTTCATTTAATAATAATGAACCGATTTTAGGATTATTCAAAGATGATGGCAAAGCTTTTCCTTTTAAATCATCTTCCTTGATGCCTAATTGTTGGACGCAAAACCCAAGACAACACATGAAACCTTCTTTGTTTAATAGAAAAGTTGTACCAAATCCTGTTTTATTTTTACTGTCAGCGCCAGTGCGCCATAGTCCTCTATCAATTATTAATCTTTCCATTTTTGTAATATTTATCAGTTATCAATATCCATCGCTCTTTCCTTTCTTCATCGTATAGAAAATGCTTTAAACATTCCTTTGCTATTATTGGATTTACGTTGTGTAGCTCGGTGCAGATGTGTGGCTTCATTATTCTTCAAATAGGCTTAAAAAATCAATTACAATACATCTTACACCTAATGCAAACAATAATAAACTGCATTCTATTAATATTATTAACGGTGGGTTTGTATTAGGCTTAGGAACGGCAGTTGCGCACATCACTAATACAAATAATATATCAATAGCTAAAATAGCTAATAATATAAGTTTTGCTGTTTTTCTTTTCATAATTTAAAATTTAAATCGTAGCAACGGCAACCCTTTTACCGTTGCTACTTAATTAATAAAAACCCTCTATATAACTTTTTCTAATGATGGATGCGCTGCCAAATCAGAGCGTAATTTATTTTTTTCATCAGTAATACTGTCCAACTCTAAAAGAACGTCTAAAACAGCACTTAATCCATTAAATTGGTCTTCAAGTATTTGTTGTTCGGTACTAATATAATAATCTCTCCAACTAATTCTTGTGCTTATTTCAAATGCAAATTCAATTTTTGCAAGTTCTTCTACACTATAGCCGGTTTCTTTTATAACCAAACGTCCTTTTTCTTGATTATACGTGTCTCCTAAGGAAAGAGATTGATACCCATTGTGTGTCTCAAAAAGGAATTTCCAATCGGATATATCTAAATCATCTTTTGTTAAAATTGAAGTTTGATAAGTTAATTCTAATGGATTTGGAACCATAAGTCTATGTGAGCTGGCTACCATATTACCTACTGCACATGCCGAGCAGTGTCCTTTTGCTAAAGTTCCGTTATGGTACGCATTTACCAAAGCCGTATAGGCACGATTAAATCTTTCTGATTGTTTCATTTTTATTTATTTAGTGATTTAAGATATAACTCTATTTTTTGCAATACATCGCTTCGACATTCTTTGTCTGTCACAACTGATTTATAAGTGCGTGAATTAATTCCTATTGCTATCCTATGAGCGTTACTTGAAAAGAAATTCTTTCTATTTTCAGTAAGCTGTTTAAAAATATCATTAGGTATTTTTTCTCTACCTATTGAACGCCCTTTTGTTATTGTTTGTGCCATGTATTAATTTTGTATTGCAAATGTAATACGCATTTATTTAATAAGCAAATTTATTTTCAATAATTCTTATTTTCTTGACATTTATCAATTAAAAAAGGCTCGCATCTCTGCAAGCCTAAACCATATAACTATGAAAAATATTGCTGTGCAGCAATTTATTGTGATGCGAAAAGATTATATTCAGCCTTTCGTCTATTAATTAATCCATTTAATTTCTTTCCTTTTGATGTTATTGCAGTAGAAATAAATTTAGCTTCTAAATTAGGTTTATTTTCATTTACATAGCTCCATAATTCGTATGGTTTCCACTTCAAGTTTTTATCATTATATCCACCACCTGTATTGAAAGCAAAAGATACCATGGCTGAATATTCATTATCTGTTAGTTCTCGCTTAATCAGACGTTTTGCAACAGATTCAGCATTCTTTAAGTCCTCTAAAAGCAACTCATTGGCTTTTTCTTCAGATATTACTGTGTTCCATTTTATCCATTTTCCGGTGCTTCCATAACCTATGGAAATAGTACCTAATATTTTCGTTGTGGCTGTTAGTATAACTTTCGGTTGAAAGTCATCATATGCACGCAAAAAAAGCTTTTCATAGCCTTTTATTAAATCGATTCCTTTTTGATTTAGTTTCATACCCATAGCTTAGACTTTATTTCTTCTTTTGTAATAGTTTTCATTTTTTATAATTATGCTCGAATTGCTTCATAAATTGTTTTCTTTCCGGAAATTACATCTTCTAAACTTTTGTCTGGAATATCAGCAAAATCAACTTCACAAATAATGCTACAACTTGGCATTATTTCTTTTGTCATTCTTCCAGCTTTAGGATTTAATTCATCTAAGAAAGTTCCATTAATACAACTATATCCTACTTTTCGTTCAATTTCAGCCATTCTTTTAAATACAAAAGGAAAGTCAATCCGTATTTTGTTCCAATAACCTTTTCCTCCTTTTACACAACCTATACAGTTGTTGTTATTGTAACCAAGTTTATACATTTCTGGAAGTTCAATCCCAGCATTTAAAAGCAATCCAGCACATTGATTCTTATTTATACCTTTTTCTATTAATGGAAATAACGGATTTGTATAAGAATATTGCTGACCATGTCTGATTGCTCTGTTTATTTCTTTTTTCTCAAATTCAAACCCCCAAACCTGATTGTTAATTACATTCTCATTAAAAAGAGATAATCCATGCAATGCCTCTAATTCATATCTAACTTCTTTCTTTAAAATACGTGTACATGGTGCGCCTTGTGGTGTATTTACTGCGCCTGTTTTTTCAATTACATCAAATTGGTCATTTGCTTCTTTGCTTTTTATCAATTTAATTTTCTTGCCATACCAATTTTCACAATCAGATTTAAACCTTTCGTTGTCTGAATGTGCTGTGTCAATTCCAATATAATATAATTCTACATTTTCATACATTTCTAACGCCATTTTACATGCAACAGCAGAAGTAACTCCAGCAGACCACCAAGCAACAATAAACCCATCTTTCATAAGTAAATAACTTTAGGCTTCTTTCCTGTGTAGTCGGTGACTGGAATCTTATTATTTAGTAACCATCCTCTAACATCAACTATTCCAAATATTTTACCCCAAACGAATGCTGTTGATATGATGTTTTTCTTTGCCATAGCTTTTGTTGTAAAGGTTTCTGCTGTATTTAAATTCTTATTGTTATTGGCATCAGTTCTTACGTAGAATTGACCGTCTTTGCTCCTGTGTAGTTCTATCATTGATTAGTATTTTAAAAAGTAAATAATTATTAATCCTATTGTCATCCATAATATAAAATAACACCCATTCGGATCAGAACTACCCTTGAATATATTTTTCATAATTTTCCGTTTTTAATTTTCCAATACAGCTCCAATCTCTCTTTAAATTGTGGCTGGCTTATTCTTAAATTGTGCGTTTCCAAAAACTTTTTCTCATCTATTATGCAGACTCCTGGTGATAGTTGCATTAGTGATTAAATTTTACAGAACGAATATGATGCTGTGAATTATTTATAACTTTGGAAGAATCTTTGTCTTTCTTTCGAAGTTTTTCTAACCATTCATTTAATGATGCTCTTGTTTCTTTTTCCAATGCAGCATCTAACCTACGTTCCAAATCTTTTAAATCTAATGCCATAACTTTTTATTTACTACCAAATATAGAATCAATAATACTATCTATATACTCAATTGCATCTTGTATATTTTCCGGAACGTTTTCATTTGATTCTACAAATTTAACTAAGATTTCCCAATGTTCACGAATACCTGAAAAAGCATTTATCAAATTGGAAAGCCTGTTTTTCTTTACCAACTCCATCGTATTGAATGCACTTTCAACTGCTTGCGGATTTTTATCATAGAAAGCCAATATTTCTTCTATGTCCTGCGCTTTATTACCTCTTTTAGATCCACCTAATGTTTTTACAAATCGATTAATAAAAATGATTCTTTTGCTTGCTAAAGCTTCTTTAAATTCTTGTCGTGTCATGTTGTTTGTTTTATTTGTTTGAGATTATTTTAAATTAATATTACCTTATAATTTAGGCTTTTCCATGCTGCTATTACTTGATACATTGTTTGTTTATTATTATAAGCAGCCCTGTTAATGTATTTTATACGCTTTTCCTTATTCATTGTTGTTTTATTTAGTTATTGTTAGCTCGGTTTGGGTTAGGCTGTGAAATAAGTTCATTAATTGATGCACAGATTTTATTTCAATAGAAATGTCTTCTGAGTTAAACTCAAAATAAGGCAAATCTATAACAATTCCTTTTTTAGAATAAGAAGACCATTTGTTGATTTCATCATCCGGCAATGGTTTTATTTCTTCAAACCCAAACTTCAAAAGCCATTCCTCTGTTATTGGTATAGGTGATTTTATTATCTCATTTAATTCTAATCTATATATGTCTAACAAGTGGAATGACTCTAAGCTCCATTCGAAAGGTTTATCATCAAAACCAATAAACCAATTCCCTAAAACTAAATCTCTGTCTGATATTTTCATAGTATAAATTTAGGCTTTTTATTGATTCGTTTTATTAATTATTTATTCAACTTTAGATACCGATTCCTTTATGCTGCATACCTATGTAGCAACCTGAAAACCTCTTATTTTATTATCATGCTCACTGTAACACTTCCGACTGCGACCAATTATTATGTATTCAAAGTATCACTACTTTATGGCGGTTTCGTTCACTTAGATTTTAATATGCAGCACCTGTTGTTAGGATAGAACATTGCAGGATTTTGAATCTCTAAGCGTTTACAAGAACAGTTGTTTTGATGAGTTTAACATCTATTGTTTTTAAGGCTAAAGTTCAATACTAAACAACTTTAAAAGAGAAATCCTCTCTTACTAAGCACATTCATATTTCTATGAACTTTGACCGAGATAATAAGAGAGGAAAATTTTATGTAAAAGTAAGATAAATCTTGTTGTTTTCCTATCTCGGTCAAAAGCTTAGGCTTGCACAAATATAATTATTAAAATTCAATTAAACAATAGTAAAATGAAAAATCCACCGATTAAAGTGGACTTTTTTTTTGTTATAACGTCTCTTACCTCGTTATTACGCTTGTTCTTGTAAAGAAAATTGGACGCTTATAGAAACATAAAAAAATAAAACCCTATGAAAATTTAATATCAATTTCCGTCCAAGCAATTGATATGCAATATTACTAATTATTTTCTATTTGCGCAATACCTTAAATAAAAATTTCGCTATTTAAGATTTTAATCCGTTTCCTTAAACTAAAATCTTTGGCGTTAAATAATCGTCCATGATCGAGCGTGTCGCATCTCTTACCTTTAACTCAATTTCAGCTTTTCTAGACTCCGGAACTTTGATTTGAATCTCTAATAATTCCGTTTTCTCTCCATATTTTAAAGGTCTTCCTGCTCCAGGACGGTAACCACCTCTATTGTCTTTTTTCTTCATTATATCCTGCATTTGCTGTTTTAAAGTCCATATTTCTGATTCTTTTTCCATAATATTATTTTTTTAATAACAATATATATTTTTGCAAGGAGGAAACCAAGATTTCAGCCATACTTTGTGTTCTGATTTTATTTCAGAGGCATGAACATTTTTATAAATATTTCTTAATTTACTTACTACGTTTCTATATCTATCAATATTATTATCAATATCAAAAGACCATTCGGCAACAAGCTTTTTTAATGGAAAATCTAATCTTTCAAGTATTTCCATTTCTGCGCCCTCTATATCCATTTTACAGCAAGAATCAGAGTTAAGCACTTCTTTAAAATTAACGCAATCTACTTTATAATGTGAAGATTTCCAATTCTTTACTATTGAGTTTCTCCATGTGTTGCCATTTATATTTATGTAAAATTCCGTTTCTTTTCTATCATCAAATACTACTGCTTTATTTATTATATTAGCATTTAGTCCATTTAACTTTAGATTCATTTCTATCAAATTACAATGTTCTTTGCATGGCTCATAAACATCAACTGTTGAACCTAAACTCGCAACCAAAACAGTAAAAGCACCTATATTTCCGCCTAAATCAATCCAATGCTCATTTGAATCTATTTTAAAATACTTTTTTTGGTAAACATTTCTTTCAACCACCTCCATAATCGTCTTAATATCAGATGTATTTGGTCTGTAATAAAACTTTAAGTCTGTTCTTTCGCTTTTATAAGTTGGCAATGATGTTGAAAATAAATCTTTATATGTCATAATAGTTTCATTTGTCTATCACTATTAATATTCTTAATTTCTTTCTCATATTGTCTATTTCTGGCAATAATAACTTCATCTTCCAAATAATTACAACGCCACATTTCAGACAATGAATAATAAACAATAGAATATCTATTTGAATATTCTGTATTATATTTTATTGGAGTCACTCCATGTAATATATCTTGACCATCAAATATAATACAAGTCCGATCTGCAACCTCAAAACAAATATCATATTCTGGACAACATAAATAGCCTCCATCGCAATCATCTTTAAATACTACCATATTTGATAAAACACCTTTAAAGTTTCCAGAATCAAAATGATATTTTAAGGAATTATTTTTATTTACAATACCTGATGTAAAAGGAGTGTTTCCCATTATCCAATCTTCTTTAATCTTTAATCTTGTTTTTTTAATATGATTATTGTAAATGTCCGGAAAGTGTTTTCTATATAACTTACTTAATTCTAATCCATAGGACATTAATTCTTGTTGTGCCGGATTGTTATTTATCCCAATTGCTGACTCTGAACAAAAATCAGCATATAAAGAACCTATTCTTCTTGGTCTATATCCAAATACCGCACATGATCCGTCTTTTATATTTCCTGTTCCTATTCTATCAGTACTACCTTTCATATGCTTATGAACTGAACTTTTGGTTCTTAATACAGGATTATATTTTATTTTTTTGACAAGTTCTAATAATTCAACGTTTGGATTTACTTTACAATATAGTATTTTGGGAATGCCATTTTCATAAACAATACAATCACAATCTATGAATACTTTACAGTCTTCTTTTTTAGCTGCCTTATATTGGTAATCACTTAAATTTATCCTTTTCTTTTTTGCTATATCTATTCTCTTCATAAAATTCTAAAATTTTCAAAAATGTCAAAGCATTATCTTTTTTTATGCATAATTCGTTTGAAATTACTTGCATTCTTTTATAAATACTTTCATAATCTTCATTATTGAAAATTAACACAATTTGTCTTATATTCTTACTTTTCGGCATATTATTTTAAATTAAAGTTTATAGAATTTACTTAATCCATTGTATCTAATTGGCTTCCAAATTTTTCAAGAAACTTTATTGCTAAATTTTCATCTTCTTGCATATTCTTCTGAGAAGTAAATACTAACCTGTTGGGTAGATAATTATGCAAGTGTTCATTGTTATAAATAACTATTTGGTGACCATTTTCGAGAAATATTAAATATTCTCTATTCATTACACTCACTAAAGTAGTAGTAAAGTTACTTTCATCGTCATGAGAAAATATAAAATTTCCTTTTGTTTTAATAATGTTTTTCATTTTCTTTTTATTTAATGTTTATACCATAGCCATGTAAGCCGTTCCTGAATATTTAGCTTTCAAGGCATCTGTCTTAAAGTCATTAGCAAAAACTTTAGAATTATTTACAAATACTTCACCTAATGCAATTGTTAGTAATTTAGTTGCTGTCTTCTCGCTTTTAACATTATTTCTAATTAATACATTCATTACGTTTAGCATAAAATCTTTTAAAGTAATACCATTGTAAAATCTTTCTGTTGTCAATTTTGTATGTTTAACAATAATTATTTCTCTATTTTCAGATAACCATTTTTTTAATTCAAATTGTGCTTTCATTTTTGATTTTTTGTTGTTGTGATTAATTCGATATACAATATTAATACTTTACTTTTGATTATGCAATAGATTAATCAAAATAAATCACGATATAACATTTTCTTAACATTGTACAACTAAAAAAGCCTCACGATATACATGAGGCTTAATTTTCTGTGTGTGATAGCTTAAACTTGTTCGTCGCTTTCCGGAACGTCTTCTGTTTTTTCGTCAACTGTTTTTAATGATTCTTTTAAACTTGCAGATAATTCTTTGATTTCTGCGATAGCATCTGAATCGTTTGGCAATGCATCTATTTTGCATCTAAGACATCAATGTCTTTTGAAATTTTAGCAACCGTTTCTTTTGATTCGATTAGGTCTTGTTTGATTTGGTCTAAGTCTGCTGACATAAAATATTGTTTTAAGATTATGAATAATAAGAGTGCTAAGATAGTAATTTCCATGTAATAAAGTTACTATTTTTTCTTGAAATATCTCTTTATAGGCTCAAACATTAAATCAAAAATTGAATAATCATCTAACTTGATAAGCAACCATTCAAAGAATTTATCTGCTGATATCGCTATTAATGCAATAGCGATAGGATATTTATTTGGTGAAAGATGTTCTTGAAAATAAGGACTAACTATCCATGCCATGCCAACGCCTGATATAAGCGAAACAATAGCATTTATTAGGTTAAATTTTCTCTTTCTCACGGTGATAGCAATTTTGATTGATACCGCGATAAAAGCAGGTAACAACAGTGATAATTTAGCAAAAAAAACAGCCAATTCATTTTCAAATTTTTGCATTTTTAGGGTAGTTTCGTGTGATAATTATACTTGCAATGAAAGCCACAACCCCAAATACATATTCATTCCATTGAATAACGTATGGATCGAATAAAAGGTTGTCTAAAATATTGTTAAGCGAAAGAAAAAATAGAAAATAACTCGCTCTGATTGTGAATTTTGAACGTGAATAATCTTTTGCATAATTAAGAATTATTAAACAAGCGATACTAATTCCAATTGCAACGCCTCTTGAAAAGAATCGCTCAATAAAATTGAATACACTCCAAAGATTATAGGCTGCTAAGAAAGTGGTTATGCAAAGAACTATTAGTATGTCGTATTTTGTAAATTTCATTATGCTAATATAATAAAAATTATGGCTTTGGTGGATTGTCTCTGGGGTCTGTCGGCTGTGGTCCTACTAAATTACTATTCAAAGGCTCATTTGTAAAGAATGCCCTTAATACATAATTACCTACAGCCGTAACTAAGCCTATTGCAGCCGTTATTTTTGCGATAGTATCTGCACTAAAGCCAAATACATCTAATATTGTGGAATCAAGTATTGAGCCGATAAAAAGCAACAGCATAATTATATTGAACCATACTGTTTTTGATTGAAGTTGTTTTTTCATTTTGAGTTTTGTTTAAAGATTTAAAAAAGGGTAACGATATACTTTAGTGTACCTGTTTTATTTTTAGCTAAACGCTAAAACAAAACGAGTTTATTTTTTTGGAATCTTTCTTTCTTTCCTTGCGTCCAATTCAGGCTTACTAAGCATATTTTTAGTAACAGATTTCATATCTATTTTACCTGCTTCGTATTTATTTATCAATTCATTATCTGATAAGCCTTTTTGTTTAGCATACGGTTTGTTATCTGCCATATTTATTTCTTCACCCCAAATTTTTCTAATTTCTAAATTATTCTTTTTTTCGAGTTCATTGATTTGCTTTTGAGCTTTTTCAATCTCGTTTTCATTTCTATCCAATTTGTCAACTATTTCCTGTTGAATCTTAATTGGAGGCAACGGTATCGTTATATCTAAAATTTGTTTTATAGAGATGTGTTTTACTGTAGTATATGGCGTATGTTCCCATATAATGTTTAATGGCTTTCGTATAATATGAAAGATGTATTCTTTTAGGCAATCCTTGTAATCATGTATTTTACATATCCTTTGGTTTAGCAACGCATTACCACCCTGCCAAAGAACATGATTAAAATCACCATCCATTCCAATAATTAAATCACCATTTTTAACAATGTATTCGGGTTTAAATTCACCATTGAATTTAGTTTCAGTTGAATTGGTTTTAATATCTCTAATCCTAATTATTGGATACCCATTTGTAGGGGAAAAATTATTTGAAGCAAATGGATAACCAGATAAAACCTTAACTACATCTCTTAATTTCACTAACTTGAATTTTACATTATCATAGTTGTATAATTCTTTATACTGACTTCCAATTAAGGTGTAGTCGTTATTTATTACGTCGTTTATGCTTATTATGCTAAATCCAATACTTAAAGCTTCATTTTGTTCTGTTTCAGGATTTCTATTAGAAAGATATTTTTCTAAATCATTTCCACCATCTAACTTTCTTCTATTGTTATCAAGACTATATCCATCATTTTTTACATCAAAGTTCCAATAGTGGTCTTTAGTTGATCTTTTATTGACTTTCTTTAGATATATTATGTTTGTTTTTACGCCAGTATATGGTAAGAAAACACCTTGCGGTAAGGAAATTATACTTTGAAGTTCACACTTTTCTAATAAATATTTTCTTGTTTTTTTTAAATCTTTTCTGAATAAAAAACCTTCAGGTACTACAATCGCAATTCTACCGTTTTCAGATGTCTTATCAACAGCTTTTATACAATGTTGCACACATATACTATCTCCATTTTTTGTTGGTATATCATATAAGCTACCAAATTCTGTAGTCTGTGAATAAGGCATATTAGTTATTACAATATCATATTTGCCGTCTATTGGGTCTTCTAAGCTATTTTTCATTTGAATATTACTATGACCATCGCCAGCCAAAATCATATTCATCTTTGTTATCCTTGCGGTGTTTGTAATTTCGTTTCCAAAAATAGTATTCTCCCTTAGCTGTTTTAATGTTCTTTCATTTCTTGGCATAGTATTATATATGTGCCTGAAACTTTCTATTAATAAACCGCCTGTTCCACAAAAGGGGTCGTAAATTTTTTCACCAATCTGAGGGTTTACAAGTTTGACCATCATTTTTACGATATGTCTTGGTGTAAAATATTCGCCTAAGTCATTACCAGTTGCTGTTGTCGCTCTTAAAAAATATTCAAATGCATCACCTTTAATATCAGAATTTATATCTGTAAGAATCAATGGGTCTAATTTATCAATGATACTTTTTAATACCCTACCGTCTTTTATTTGAAGTTTACTAAAAATATTCTCATCATTGTAATGTTTACTTATTTCAGGTAAAACAATAGCATTGATATAATTCAAAATCTCATCTGATGGCATTCCTTTATAAAAATCCCATTTGTACTTCCTATTAAATTCAGGTGCATCTTTTAGGTTATCAATTTCACTAAATAATTTAAGAAATAATATATTTGAAAATTCACTAAATCTTTCAATCCCTGCCCTTAATCCTTCAACCCTTAAAGTATTATTTGCTTCTTCAAATATATTTATTAGTTCTTGCCTTGAAAGTTGTATCTGTTTGGGTATTGTATCTAATTCATTTGTACCAACCTCTAAATACTTTATTGCAATTAATTCTCTTATAAGTTCATCAACTTCCTCGCCATTTAATAATAATGGTTTAAGGGTTCCTGTATGTAGGCTTTTGTAATAAACTCCATCAGTTGCAAATACTATAGGTATATTTAAGGTTTCAGCATATAGCTTTCCTTGATGTAAAGCAGAATCAATATTAGATCCTTTTTTCTTCGTTTCAATTATTATTAATGGAGTGTCTTTCCCTTTTTCGTATAGAACATAATCAGGTCTTTTGCCTTTTAGTTTCTTTTTTTCGGTAACTGTTTTCGGTTGTTCAAAATAGACATTTTGATTTTTTCCATTAAATTCCCACCCCAAGTTTTTCAACCTTTCATCTACCTGTATTCTAACATCTGTTTCTAAAGGAAAATTTACCATGCTATCATTAGTTTGCAATCAGTTGTTTGTAAGTCAATCTACAATTCATCGTGTTATGTAGCGAAAAATCAAACATTTCACTTGTACTTATTTTTCTTGCGTTGTATCTGTATGCAAATTCGTGGCAGTATGTTTGTAAATGTTTCGGACTAACTTGATGATATATTCCAAAGATACCTCTTTTTAGTAAACTCCAAAAGCCTTCGATAGAATTAGTATGAAAATCACCATTAACATATTCGTGTCTTTTGTGATTTACAACTACATGAGCGTAATTTTTAGCTAATCCTTTGTATGCTAACCATTCATCTGTAACAACGATAGAACCACTTGTTACCATGCTGTGTATGATTGGTTTAAGTGTAGTTGCTTTAGTGTCTGCAACTACATAAGTATGTACACTTCCATCTTGTACCATGCCAAAAACAGGTGTTTTATCTTTAACGCTTCTGCCTTGACTTTCTTCAACTTTTTTATTTGCGTGACGGTTTTTATTCTTTCCACCTACAAATGATTCATCACATTGGATAACTCCATCTAATTTAACGCTAATATCTTTAGTTTTAAAAGAGTTTCTAATTCTGCCTAACATAAACCAAGCCGTTTTCTGTGTAACGCCTAAATCTCTTGAAAGTTGGTGTGAACTGATACCTTTTTTATGAGTAGAGAATATGTAAATAGCTATAAACCATTTACGTAATGAAATATGAGAACCCTCAAACATAGTTCCAACAGTAACTGTAAATCTTTGTTTGCAAAGTTTTGTACTGCATTTATACATACCTCTAAATTCACCATTTTGTTTTAATTGATAAGGATTGATACCACCACATTGTGGACAAACAGGTGAACCATTCCATCTAACGTTTTCTAAATATTCTCTACATGCCGTATCATTTGGTAATACTTCAAGCATTTGAGCGAATGATTTAAACTGATTGATTTGTGCGTAATTGTTCATGTGTTTGTAATTGATACACAAATATAAGTATAATTATTGGTACATGCAAGTATATCGTTACCTTAATTTATTACTGAATTGGCATAACCTGAACCATCAAAAAATATAGAATAGATATTTCCATCAGTGCCAAATACAACATTTTTGGTTGCTGGTGTGTAAAATTCTGAATGTGAACCTGCTGTTATTCCTGTTGTCCATCCGTAACCATCTATAGAACCGCCAAACGATACGTTACGAACGCCATTAATATCATTTAATGGTAAGATATGCTTTGTTCCACCAAAAGCGATATTACTATTGTTATTGCCTATAGTAATTGCGCTTCCTGATTTAATTTCAATCTTGAAATTATTATTACCTGCCGTAATAGAGTCAACAATACCATATACTACTGCATCGGTAAAGTAATCACCTATTGTGCTATTCATCCAATTGCCATATTGTATATTTCGAATAAAATTTCTACCTGTTGTAACGTTTGTCATTTTGTCCCAAATAGAATTATCATTGCAACTGTCACCAAATGTACAATTAGTAATAGCGTTAAAGAAGTCATTTTCATGCGCATCACCTAAGAAAGTAATACCATTAGAAAAGCCACCGATATAATTATAACTAAATCCACCTACTGAGCCTAAGAAAACGGTTATATCTTGTATGTCAGAACCTGTTTTAAGTGCAGAACAAATATTTAAGAATGTGAAATTTCTATTTCCACTATTAAAATGATTGTCAAGTGCGATATTCTGAAAAACTATATTTGGTAAAATAAAAGCATCGCCCAAAAACGGCGCAACAGCTGCAAAGTTACCTAAGTCATTATATAATGCAGCCGGACCGCTAAACGTTAAAAATTCTTGACTATCTTCTCCGTTATCACGCCATGAACTAAATAGCCCTGAGCCTGTTGAGCTTTCATATCTTTTAAAAAGAATATTCCTAAAATCATAATCAGCACGATTGAAATTTTCGTCAATACGTTCTGAAATGCGACCCTTTGCGGGTGCGTTCATTACCTCTGTTTGAGTGAAACTAAAATCAAATTTAATTTTATCATTTGGAAATTCAATTGAAAAAACTTCTGAAGCTAATGTATTAGTGCCTGTTGCCGTAAAAACTAAGTTTTCTAAACTGCCTGTTTTTGTAACAACCGTTCCTTTTGGCGTTCCATCGGCATTAAAATCTGGTTGATCGTAAATGCTTGTAAATCTCATAATATACTTAACACCCGTTACTAATAAATTTGTACTTATCAAATCAGTTAATTCTTCAAAAGTAACATCATCAGAAACTTTAACAACAGGATTCTCTGCATCAGTATTATCTACAACATCACCTGTAACAGTTTGCACTCCAACACCTATCTTAGTTCTAAATAAGTTCCCTTTATCATCAATAGAAACGAACGTATCTTGACTACCATTATAAACTAATCCTGAAATATTATTCTGATACGTCAAATCGCCTTTTAAAAAGAACGTTCTAAAAGCTGCTCCACCTGTTGCTGGATTACCTAACAATGATTCTACTGTATCGGTGTTGTTCCTGCTCAAAAAACCATTATCATAAGTAGTGCCGTCCTCTCCAATAAAGAGCCTGTGACCTTGCACATCAAACGTGTGATTAGTTTTAAAATAAGAACCACCATTGTCAAAAACCATGAACGGTAATAGAAATTTACCTTTTGCATTTAAAGTATCAGGAACTTGAAACCCTTTACTTACTTGTTGATTCCTGTTCGCTGCACCTATCGTTGCAGGGTTGTAAATGTCCTGCCCGAAACTTAAAGAGCAAATAAAAAATAATAAGATTGTCAGTTTTTTCATTTTAGGATTTTTAGTTTATAATTATCAGGTGTAATCGTTATCACACCATAGTTAATGTCAAATGTATATCCATCGTCAACTTTCAGCATTACGCCTGATCCTGTGTTAGAAAATAGCTCAAAATCTACATCAGCAATCAAGCCAATCAAAGAATTATTTTGATAATTTTCACCTGTAAAGTTAGCAGATGTGAGTATTATATTTTGCGTAAAACAAGAGTCAATAATTTCAAACAATTTTTCCTGTAGCTTATTTCCGGTAATGTCTTCAATACCATTTGCTTTAATGACTGCAGCAATGCTTATTTTAAGTTCTTGTTTTGAAGTAGCCATATTACACAGTTAGAAAGTCTTTATTAAAATCATTATTAAAATCAGCCATTTTTTTTCCCCAATAAACATAGCCTTGTTCCGTTTCATCTAACTTAACTGTCGTGTACCATTGTGCTATCTGTGGCGGTGTAATCAAAGGTGTTCCCTCGTGGAAAACAACTGTAAATGCTAACCTACCCATCGTTTGATTCGTTGCGTCTAACCTGTCAGGATTAGCTATATTAATAGAATCAACAGATGTTCGTGAAATAAATGGTGGTGTGAAATTCAACGTAACAAATGCCTGGTCTTCCAGTATCGCACGACACATTCCAACTATTCTATGCAATTTAAACATAGCCTTTTGGTCACCATTTTCACCTGAATTTGTTTTAGAGCTTGTAAAGCAATCTATGTTAAAAACAGCCGTACTTCTTACATCTGTTCCTGCATTCTTTAAATCAAATGTGTCTGAAGCTAAAGAAACATTAATAACAGGATTTTCTATCTTATCAAACGGATTTGTGCGCTCTAACCACACATCACAATCTATCTCTGAATTAGAAGATAAAACAAATTGATTAGCAACCTCCGTAGCCAATATAACAGCTATTCTATCTCGAATTAATTCGAAATTTTGTTGAGGTATTACTGTATTAATTTGTGCCATAATCTTCTAAAATACAGACTATCAAACCTATTGTTTCGTCTGGAAAAACTTGTTTTATAATATAATTCTTAACTACGCCTGTTGAGTCTTTAACATCACAACGCCACTTCAAAATATCAACTTCACCATTTGCATTTCTTATCGAAAAATCAAGAGCCAAAGTATTATCCTCGCTAAAAGAAACATGCGCCTTTTTTGCATTGACCATATTTCCATCGGTATCAACACCTAAATGAATTTTTGTATGCAACCCTTGAATATCAACAAAGCTTCCACTTCTATTCGTCAACCTAATATCAACCGCCCACTCACTTAAATTTGAAGTGATTCTTTTTATATCCGATTGTGAACGTGCTATTAAACTCATATTAAAAATGCGAACCTTTTACAATCCGCATCCCATTTTTAACTATTAAAAAAACAAAATTATGAAAATCTATTTTTTCTTAGGTATTTTTCTATCTTCTTTTTCGACTTCATCAAATGGCTTCAAAAAGCCTTGACGAACCAATGCATCAATATTCTCTTTTGGAAAATTTCCGTCGGTTACAATGTCGCCAGAATTATAGATTTTATTTCCTAATCCACCTACACTCAACGCTATTACAATGAACTTCATTATGAGATTACTTTTGCTGTCCAAATTTTATCAATTGATACCGGAATTGCAACACCTGCTGATTGAACTTCATAGATGTGGTTTTTCTTTCTTTGGTCAATATAATCTTCATAAACAAATTTACCTTTCTTGATTCCTTGACCTGCTGTTGGCAATTGTGGTACTGCTGCAAATCCTAAAATAAAGTTTGGATTTTCAGGCAATATAATTACTTTCTTCGGATCTAAATATGGAGTTTTCACACCTGTATCCGGCATATCGTAATATTGATTATAAGACCAAAGACGTGCACGGAAAGTTCCTGCAGAAATCTCACCATGAAAAGTAGCACCTGCTGATTTTGCTTGCGGTGTATTGATTTGGTCTAAGGCATAACTAAACAATTTAGCACGATTTTGAACGGCTTCATTATTTAAGAATGGCTGTATCACATCATTACCCATAATGATGTCCAACATTGAACCTGTAGACAATCCAGATGTTCTTAAAAAGTTACCTGCAACTGTGATTGATGTTACCGGATCAACGTTTGCTTGATTCCAATAATTACCACTGCCTAAGTCAACTAAAGAATCAGATTTTCTTAAAAAATCTATGTTGATTCCTGACTGTAAAGTAACGATACCTGTTGTTAAAACTTGTGCGCATTGAAGCTCATAACGTCTGTCGATTTTATCGCGCAACATCATTACTTTTTCTGCAACACCTTCTAAAAAGTCATTGAAAACAGATGCTTCAATATCCATATCTGTAAATAATCGGTCGTAAACTTCCAACTCATTTACATTGAAATACTCGCTATAATATGGCGGCACTAAAATTCTTTCAGTACTTTTATCGAACTTGTTACGGTTTCCATCTGTGCCACGCTCAACATCTACAGCAATCATCTCTGTACCACGTTGAACCGCGATAGATAATGAGAACGTAGTTTTTTCTACCGTCTTAAAGAAAGACTGCAAAAACAATGTTGGTGCAACTCTATCTTTATAAATTGCAATTAATGCGTTCGTGTATAAGCCACGCGCTGTTGTTGTTGATATTCTCATTACTGTGGATTGTCGAATTTAGTTAAATCTACTGCTGTTACTAATTTGATGCCGATTGTGTCAGCTCCAATTTTATCTTTTATTTGACGACCATCAACTACCGTTGTCAGGCTATCCGATCCTTGAAATAAAAGCATTTCTGCTGCTACATCACCGGAAACACAATAGTAAACTTCTTTTGTTTCGCCTGCCTGTAAAACATGGTCTTCATTCAAAACGCCGATGATATATTGACTGCCATTTGAAGCTCCACTTGTAAACGGAACTATTGCACCTGAAGATGAAACGCGACCCATTACTGTGCCTGCTAAAATAGTAGCTTCTGTATATCCGGAATTAGTATAAAGTCCTTTGTCAAACCTGTTGTCCCAAATAAATATTTTACTTGTATCAGTATTGACATTTAACTGTTGACCGTTGTTTAGTCCTATTGTTTGTGTACTCATGATAATGAATGTTTTTTAACTTCTGCCATAAAATCTTCTACAGTCTTAGCCTCCGCAGCTTTCTCTGTGTTAGGAACTTCTTTTGTATCAACTAC